CGGCGGAGAGATCGTCGTAGTCGTGGTTGAGCAGTCCGCCATCGGTCAGCTTGAGCCGGTTGCAACCGACACCCTTGTTGTAGTTGTCGAGGAAGTTGTTGATCGCGTAGTCGCCAGCCATGTTGCCATGGGCATTGGCAGGCAGGCGATGGAGGTGGCCAAGCGCAGGGTGCAGGACCTCGTGGACAAGGAGACCCGCGACTTCTTCCTGGGTCAGCGTGTCAACGAACTTGGGGTTGTACTTGATCACGACTCCGTTGGTGCAAGCGGTCTGCACCGAGGGGTCCTCGATGCGCGGCATGTGCAGCAGCAGGGTTGCGAAGAAGGGGTGGTCCAGGATGATCTGAGTGGTGGCTTGTGATATTTTCTGAGATGCGTCGGACATAGGTATTGGTTAGTTGATGGTTGCGATGTCGTTTATGATAGAGATGCTCGTGGCGTTACCGGCCATGACACAGCGGGGCTGCGACTTGCGGTCGCGGGTGGCGATCGGCACGTTGCAGATAAGCCCGGTCACAAAGTGGCAGGCTCCCTTGAAGTGGATGGTCAGGACGTTGCAGTCGCGTTGTCTGCTGAGAGGTTTGTTGTAGTGGAACCAGAAGCGCATGGTGGGGTAGTGGTGAAGTTGTGGGGTTTGTTGATGAGATGCCACCCGACTTGCTTGGTAGTAAGCGGGCCGGTCTCTTTGTAGGTTGGGTATCGGCAGTCAGGATAGCCCCGCAGTTTGGTGGGGTCGTTGTCGTCGTGGGTGACGATCCACACGCGGCCCGTCCGCTCAGAGCGCAGGAAGACCTGCACTCCGAGACGGAGGGTTGCGCGGATCTGTTGCTCGGTCATGGAAGTAAGCGGTAGGCTCGGTCGATAGCGTCGGTCAGCTTGTCCACGGTTTCCTGAAGCTCGTAGTTTTCCTGTTCAAGCTCTTCGATCCGCTCTTGGGCTGCTCTTAACGCTGCGTTGTGTTCCTCAATCTCTTCCTCCAACTCCTCGATGGTTTTATTACCGAGGAGCCGGAGGGTGGACTTGGCCATGGCAAGGGGTGACAGGCCGTCGCTCATATTTATCGAAGCTTGGCCAGAAGAGTATCAACCGCCAATCTCAAGTCATTAATCTGACGCTTGAGTTGTCGCAGTTCGTACTCGTGATCGGAGATGCGGCCTGCCTCGTAGCAAATCTTGTCGCTCAGTTTCTTGAGCGAGGGGTTGCCAGCGAGGCGAAGGATCGCATCGGCTTCCGTCACTTCGGGGTCGTCCTCTTCCATGGGATTAGGCGAAGACCTCCTGGTTGTCGGAGACCCAGGTGGTGAACGCTCCGGTGTTGCAGAGCGTCTTGTCGCGGAGGACGGCGGACTTCAGAGCGAAGACGCAGAACTCCTTGCCCATGCGCTCGGTGTAGGTGAGGAAGGCACCCATGGTCTTGGGCTTGACCTTCTTGGCCAGACCGGCGCAGGTGGCGTAGATCGTGGACGGATCGGTCGGGATGTCGGCGGTGTCTGCATTGAGCAGGACAGCGTCGAGGTCGGGCAGCTTCTCATACACACCGAGGAAGCCGAGGAACTCGGAGGCAGCGCCGTCACCCAGCGCACCGGTGAGGAGCGCGTGGCGGATGGTGCGGTTGGTCGAGGTCTCGTAGATCTTGCTCGCCTTCTCCCAGGTGCGGGGGCTGGCGAAGTTGGAGATGCCGTCCCACTTGGCACCATTGAAGGTGGACAGGAGGTCGGGGCGATAGCGCAGGAAGGCAGTGACGATGGGGTCAATGCCGTTGTTCTGTGCCCACTTGATCCAGCTGTCGAGGTCGAGGCGGACGCGGATGTTGACGATGCGGTTCACCACGGCGGACGACAGCTTCTCGATGTTGACGCGATCCTCGGCGCGGTTGCCAAGCAGGCAGACGAACGCGTCGTCGGGGAGGACATGCTCGCCGACACGGCGCTCGTTGAGCAGCTGCAGGGCGACGTTCTGCACCGACTTGGTGGCGCAGTTGAACTCCTCAAGGCCGATGACTGGGCTGCTGGTCTTGGGCCAGAAGGCGGGCTTGGAGAAGCGCATGGTCTTCTCGCCGTCCTCACCGGTATGGAGGTAGGGGAAGCCCTGCACATCCTGCGGTGCGTAGTAGGCGAGGCGAGCGTCGACGAACTCGGCACCGATGGACTTGGCGTACTCGGCGACGACGGCGGACTTGCCGACGCCAGGCTGGCCCTGGACGAAGGGGTTGAGCTTGGCGGCGTGGCAATCTTTGAGGACGTCGCGGAGTTGGGTAGGAGTGATTTCGATGGTGGTCATAGTTGTTGTAGGGTTAGTTGGTTATGTTGTTGGGTTATGTGTTGTGTACTGACAAATTGTTTGCGGTGTATTAAACCCAGCCGAGCTTCGACAGGACGTCGTTGTCGGCGGGAGTGGTGTTGGTTTCGGTGGTTACAGACTCAAGGGCTTTGGTGAGCGGGGTTGCCTCACTCATGGATTCCTCGGTCCATTGATGCACGGGTTCGGGTGACTCGGCTACAGGGTCGCAGGGCCAGATAGCCGCACCGGTCAAGGGCGGCACTCCATCAAGCGACTCGATGATAGAGTTTGTGTCGATCCGTATCTGGTTGCACCGGAAGAGATCTTCCTTGATGCCGCCAGCGTGTTGGGGGATGACCTGCTCGATCTGGTAGACTGCGTTGCGGATCTGGTCGTCCTCGAAGATGTTCAACCCCTTGGCTTGCTCGGCTGCGGCGTGGACGTTATCGAAGGCGGAGGCGAAGACTCGGGTCTCGCCCTTGGTGTCGAGGATACGCTGGCAGGTCTCCGACAGGCGCACCAGAGGCTCAAGCAACACCGACCGGATGTGCGGTGCAAGTGTGGCAATCTTCTCGTGGTAGGTGTCGTTGACCGCTTGCTGGATGGCGTCGGACACGTCGCTCATCACCGCAAGGTTGAGCTGCGACGGGTCAGCAATAGGCAGCACGTCGAACTCATGGGTGAACTCGGACAGGAACTCCTCGGTGGTCGGGTAGTCCGCGTCGTTGTAGGTGGAGCCCAGGGTAGCCTTGGCGGCGGCCTTGCTCATGTCGTAGTCCTGGCCGCAAGCTCGGATGTAGGTGCCGCGATTGGCAAGATCGACGCGGAGCTGGGCGGTGGCCTCAAGGAACTTGGAGGCGGCGATCATCAGCACGCCCTTGGAGTAGGGTGCGCCATGCCGCTTGAGCCGGTTCCATGTGGCCGCGTCGTGGGACTTCAGAGCCTCAAGGGACTTGGACTTGGGCAGCAGTTTCTTGGTGACCTTGGCCGCGTCCTTGGAGGTGACGCCGTTGAGGTCGCGGAACTCCTTGCTCTTGTCCTTGTCGATCTTGTCGGTGCCGAAGCGTGAGAGCTGCAGGCGGACGAGAACGACAGACTCGCTGAACTTCTTGGTGATGTCCTTGGTTTCTACTAGGTTTGTCATATGTATTAGTTTTTGTGTTGTTGGTTAATGGAATCGGTTTGCTGCTCCTCGGTTTTCTTCTCGGCTGAGATGTTCACGAGGAACTGAACGACTCGAAGGTTGGCCACGTCCTCCGTGCAGAGGAGGAGGTAGCCACCCCCCAGCGCCAGCCCGAGGCCAACGCCTGCCACAAGGGTCGCCATGAGCGAGCCGGTAGGGAACTGGTTGGCCATGATGAGGCAGAGGAGTGATTGAGTGAATCGGATGTCGGATGGTTTCATGGTTGTTTAGTGTCGGTTGGCTTGAGGTAGGTTCGACGGTAACGGCGTTCTTGGCCGATCAGGCCACGAGCGGCGAGCCGCATGAGGAACGGAGGCCACCAGATACAAGGTCGGTCTCCGTGGTATTCTTTGACGTGGCCCAGGTATGGGCGGGTGCTGTCTGGTTTCATAGTTGTTGGTTGGTTATGAGTAGAGTCGGGCCATCGCCAGCAGACGGGCACGCAACTCGGGGGAGAAGTAGCCGCGATCTGTGGGGTATCCGTTGCGGTAGATTGCGGGTTCCTTTTTGTAGGAACCCTCGGTTACGACGGTGTAATGGATGCGGCCGCCCGCTTCCTTGAAGTAACTCTCCAAGTATCCGGGCCACCATCGGTTTCCCACGAACTCAATCCGGGGTGTCGTTGAAGAAGGGGAAGACATATTGAGGGACGTCGGGGTTGACGGACTCGGGGTCGATGTCGGGCTCGGGTTGTGGGGTTGGAGCTTGATCGGACATGGGGTTAGGCGGTGGAAGGTACGGGGCGGACGCCAGTTGCCGCCTCATAGATGTCGTCCTCGACATCATGGGGTCGTGGCCTCATCCAGCGTTCTCCCTCGATCTTGGAGAACCAATCCTGCACAGAAGGTATGCGTCCAAGATCCTCGCGGACATGCTGCTCGCCGATGTAGCGCACGGGGATCTGCTTGCCGTCCGCGTTTGTGATAGTTACGCCGAAGATCCGCTCGGCCATGTAGATACCCTCCGCATGGTGACGCAGAGCACGATGCCGGTAGTCGGCGAAGAACATCTTGCTCTCGTCGAACCAGTCGTGGATGGCTTGGTAGTCCTCGGGCTTGCCGCCGAACTTGCGGACGGAGGAGAGGGAGTGATGATAAGGGTGCATTACTCCGCCTCCTCGGTCTCGAAGATGTTGAAGGTCTCGCCGTCGGCGTCACACTGGGTGTAGTAGTAGCCGGAGATCTCGATCTGACCAGTGGTGAAATGGATGGTCACTTGGCCGCCGCCTCCCTCGTTGTTGTACCAATCCCAGCCGATGCGGTCGGAGAGGTGTTCGTGGAAGTATGCGTTGAGCAGGGAATCCAGTTTACCTACGTCCTCGTCGTGGTGATCCTTGACATACTCGTCGCCTCGATACAGGACGGAGTCGTTGACTTCGCCGCTGTCTCCGCTACCTGAGAAGTCGATCTCGGCACGGGTCACCCCGCACTTGTTGGCAAGGGTGAAGAGTTGCAGGGTGTCAGGGTCACAGGACTCGGTGAGTCGGGCTTCGGCGATCTTGTTGGGGATGTTGGTTTCCATTTTGTTTATGTATTGGGGTTGTTGGTTAGTTGGTTAGTTGGTTGTATTCGTCGATGATCTCTTTGGTCATGCGGGTGCTTCCGTTGATTAGCTCATCCAGCAGCTCGCGGAGCTTCTCGTTTTCTTGCTTTTCCTTTGATCGTAACTCGACATTTATTTTCAGGTGCTGCCTTAAATTGTCGGCTTCAAGGCATTTCTCTTTCCAATCGGAATGAATTTGGTTCAACGATGCTTCCGCCTTCTGACGCGCCTCGCGCTCGCGGCAGAGGTCGGAGTCGAGTTGGAGTGCCAATGCCTCTAGGCTAGAGACATGAGTTTCCCATGCTGGGCATTGTTTTAGTTCGTCGATGCGTTCTTGCGTTGTCATTTGGTTAATTTTTCTAGGGTTTTTTGGGCGATGAATAGTTGCCTCTCTCCTCTGCCGCAGGAACAGCGCGATCCGTGATGAGAATCGCAATGTGGGTGGCAATCCACCTCGTCAAGCATGTCGAGGACACACTTGGATAGGATGGCGCATTTGATGTTCAGGGTTTGAATTTCCTCGCGGAGCCTTGCGACCTCGTTGTCGGGTGTCTGTGGTTTCATTTGTTGCAAAGATGAATGCACCCTCCAATCCCAAGGCAGAATGAGAGTATGACCAAAGAAGCGGCAATTCCTTGTGCTAGATGTGAATTTCCAAAAGTCGTTTTCATAGGTTGTCGGGTGTCTGTGGTTGGTTCATTTAATTTTGTTGGCTTTGGTGTGGGCTTCAATATCCTCCCGAAGTTCTTTGAGTTGCTTACACTCCACTTCTCCCTCGGTGATTTCCTCTAGGGTGACTCGGAAACCTTCGACGATTTGCATCGCCCTGTAGAAGAATCCTGCCAGAGCATCCAAGTTCTTCTGGAGCTTGTCCCGCTCCTCCCTCGTCTTGCGGTGCGCCTCTCGCTCGCGGCAGAGGTCGGTGCGGTAGTAAACCTCATGATCTTGGTCGTACTCATACCCGCATTTGTATCTTATATCACCATGGGGCACTTCGGTTAGTAATTCAGCCCCGCAATGGGGGCAGTTTTGGTAAGGTCCATGGGAATCCCCATCGACCTCGTTGTCGGGCGTCTGTGTAGTGCTCATTTGGTTAGTTGGTTAGTTGGGTGATTAGGATGCGGTCAGCTTGCGCTTGGCGGAGGCGATGAGGGCTATGCGGCTCCACTCCTCGTTCCACTCGAAGCCGAGTTGGGAGAAGCGTTCCGACACCAAGCCGAGAGCTTCCTGCAGGGCATTGGTCCCGTAGTATCGGTAAGCTCCGGTGAGCGCATGGCAGAACCGGCCAGGGGATTGCCACCTGTTGGAAGGCACGCCTGCCATGATCCGTGTGACCCTGTCGCCAGCGAGCCGTTGCAGGGTTGCAAGGTCGCAGTCCGCAAGATCCTCGGACAGCCGGTCGACAATGATCGGGGTGTAGTCAATGCCAGAATGGTTCTCCTTGGTGCGCCAGTCCCATCGGGTGGTGCGCTGTTCGATCGGCTTGAGGTGAAACTCCTGGATGCCCTCGCGGCAGCCGACCGTCATGTGGACAACGGGCAGCATGCTTCCGTGTATGGGCACACCGTCGCAGGGTAACAGGATCAGTGCCTTGAGCTTTCGGTTGCGGACCAGCACGGGGAAGGCGCGGTGTCCTGCCCAGACTACGTCACCTTGGGTCTCAAGGCGTGCGGTGCAGACGACATAATGGCCGCCTTGCTCGGGAACAACGTCCCGAAGGAAGGCCGACACAAGGTTGCTGGAGTAGTGATAACGCTTGGAGCGTTTAGCTTTTGCGGTCATGGAATGTTTAAGGTGAAGCGAATATGATGCGGTGTATGATACCTGTCAAGCCGGTCAGCAACCGGCTCGCAGGTTTATGATAGTGATCAGCGGTCAAGGAACCGATAGGTCAGGTCGATGATCGCCACGAGGAACACGGCCAAGGACAAGCCAAGGGCCACGGTGATGAGCCACTCGTCGAACTTATTCATGGAACTGGAAGGGGCGGAGGTCACGGGTTTCGATCTCTTCGACGGAGCAGTTCTCGGCAATGGCTTGCGCCACTTGCTCGGCACGCTCCTGCTTCTCCGTGGATGAGCCGGGTATCCAGCACATGAAGGGAGGTTCATCGGTGGGTATGTATGTAGGCATCGTGGTGTCGGGTTGCAGGGTTAGGCGAGGGTGAGCTTGCGGAACTCGGCGGCGAACTGCTGGCCGAGTGAGTAGGTGAGGTTGGCTTCGGTGGGCTTGACGGCGGAGGCGGCAGCCTCGGCGGCCAACTTGTCGTTCACCTTGTGGGTGATGAGGTCGAGGAACGGCCCAGTGAGGAACTCCTGGCGCATCCGTCGGTCGGACAGATGATCGGGGTTGATGGCTGGGCGGTTGTGACGGCCGGCGGTATTCATCGGATTGTATTTTTATTTATGAGTTGTGCCTCGCACTTTCTGGCGGCGAGGCTTTGCCCTTTGGTGGTGCGTTGAGGGTTACTGCAGCGTTCCGTGCAGCGGGAATGTGAGGAATGGACACCCACACTAGTGTCGCCAGTTTCCAAACTTAGCGTTGGACCGTGTTGAACTGGCAATGACCCACGGCCAACTCGCCGCATCTTGCATGCTCCACCTAGGTAACCTAGGACTTGGATGCGGTTGAAAAGTGTTGCATTGGGTGGCGGTATGTGATACCGACCACCAATGCCGAAGGCTTTAGAAGTTCCATGGGATAAGATCCGAGAGAGTTGTGAGAAGGGCACTCCGTTGAAGGAGGTTGCCAAGCTGTTCGGTATCTCCGACGCCGCTGTTAGGATGCGGAGCAATAGGGAAAACTGGAACACCCCGAAGCGTGTTCAGAATAAGTTGAACAAGGCTGCAGGGCTGCACAATGGCAGGGTTGCAAGGAACCAGTCTCTTGTGGATCAGTTAGCAGAGAGCGAGTCCGGTAAGAACTTGACGATTACAACGACAGACTTGGAGGCAATCACCAAGGAGTATCGGCACAAGGCGGCGGACAAGCTGTTCAAGATCCTGACCCAGACAATCATTGCACCTCCCAGAACCTGGAAGGACTTTGACATTGCCGACAAGATGATGCGGCGGACTTTGGGCATGGACGATGGCGAAGCCAAGTCCAACACGATTGTCCAGTTGCAGGTGGTAAATGAAAGGCTGCGTAGCAACCTGCCCGAAGACATAGTTGAGGGGGAACTTGTGGGGGAAAGTGTCACCGAGGTGTCACCAAGTGATGGCGATAAGGGAGATCCTACGGGTTGCCAACCCGAACCAGCTTCCGATACTCTTCAATCAGCCTAGTCCGTTCCTTCTCCTCCCATGCCTTGCGCTCATGCTTGGCAATGAGTAGGGCAGCTTCCATGCGGATGCGGACTTCATGGGGATCGGGCAGAGCCGGAGCCTTTGGCTCACGGAACTTGGGACGCTGGCGGAAAGACCAGTCATAGTCCAGGGCCGAATCATGCTTGCGGATTCTTGCGTCCGATAAGTCGATGAAGTTAGAACGGATGGGATGGGTTTTCATGGTAAGAAAGTGGGGCAGACTTTAGCCGGTCTGCCAGCGGACTGGTCAGTGTTAGGACAGGGCAGCAATCTCGTCCTCGGTCAGTCCCATGGCGCGGAGCTTGGAAGCGATCTCTTCCAGAGTCTTGGCACGGATGGCCTCGGGAGAATCCTTCTTTGCACGAGCCTCCTTGAGCTTCTCAAAGCGAAGGACGCCGGTATTCTTAAGAGCTTGCGCTTGGGTTGGGAAGTAGCCTTCTTTCCTCATGCCTTCAAGGAAGACCTGCGTTTCAGCCCATGCCAAGGACATGGAACCCTTGCGGATCTCACGGATAGCATTAGAGAGCTTGTTGCCGGTAAGTCCTGCGGACTTCAGACGGGACTTCAGTTCCTGCGGAGTCTCTGTACAGGCAAAGACATATTGAGTCCCGCGCACTTTTTTGGTGGTGGGGGACACAATCTCGCGGACGGAGGTTGGATTAACTGCGAGGGTGGATTCGGTATTATTCATGGTATTTTCTTTTCTCTGTTTATCCGTTCACCCTTGCAATTTCCCACCCGTGACGATGCCACAAGTGTCGAAGTGTGAACGGATTGCAGAGAAAGAAAGCCCTTTCCCAAGAAAGGGGACGGCGCAATTCTGCAGACTAGCGCATGGCGCGGTCTTTTGTTGCAGGATCGCATGGCGACATTTTGCGCCGTCCCTTCCTGTTTTTCTGATGACTAGGGGGGGTTGTCGTCCCTAGTCTTTTCCGATCTTTCGGTCATGCCTCCCGGCACTACCTCGAAAGTCTACGGGGACTTTTCTGGTGTCCCGCGCCTCTACCTTTGTCCGCTGCCCCCAATTTGATGCCGCTATGCGGAGGGGGTGCGTTAGTTTCGAAGGGCGCACTCTAGGTCAGCTTGCTAGGCTGGCCACCTTTTGGATTGTCAAAGATCAACGCCAGAGTCGGCAGTGTGCCGCTGGCAAAGGTTAATCCGAACCCTTGCCCCCCCCCCCTCCGTCATTCTAATAGACCACGCCCCCGCCGGGGGGTGTGCCCGTACGGGGGGCGCGCGCGAGCTTCAACGTTTATATACCCTCTGTGAAAAAATTTTCTCCCAAACCCTGTAGCCCTGGACCCCCGCAACTCGATAGCGGGGCTGCTAGGGGCCTTAAAAAGCGTTTTAAGCAAAATCAGTACCGGCTACAGAGAAGCCGCTGTGGTTACCCTCAAAAGACATTCCGACGCGACGCAGGCCCCAAATTTCAACGCGGCTGGCCCAGACAGCGCAGCGATCACGACCGGGATTTCAACGGGGGACAGGAAAACAGGGTTTCAGGGAACCAAGTTGGCACTGGGTCGCAGAAGACAAGAGCCAGCCGAAGGCAAGCCAACCCGATTGGTGGATTGGTGGGTCTGATGGGGGTTCTAAAAATTTTCATCCACCACGGCTAAGTCCTTTATCTATATCTCTTTATATATATTTTGGTGGATGAGTGGATGAGAATATAGAAAATAGTAAAGGGAAGAGGATATAGAAAAAATATGTATGATGTTATATTATTGTATTATGGCATATATATTATAATGAGCGGTTCCAAAATTACCCACTTCATCCACCTACCCACCAAGACCCCGGCTAACCGCCTGTCCCTCAGTGTCTTGTAACTTGGTGGGTTGCCAAAAACACGTGGTGGGTGGCAAATCTCATCCACCACTTTTTAGTAGAAAAAATACGTTAAGCGCCCTGCAACCCTGCGACCCTGCTACGTTAAGTCCTGCACCATGTTAGCTAACTCCAGGGGGAATGGGTGCAGGGATGCAGGGAAACAGTGAAATGCTATACATTTGATTTAATATCTTTTTGCCCGGAATCGGGGGTGCGAACGGTTCGAGTCAACCGGCCGCAAGGGATTGGGTTTTGCAGCCGGATTCCCCTCATGGGTGAATTTTAGAACATAGCCTAATCCTGGCGTCGCCTGTTTAGGCTAGAGTCTACAAATGAATCGTAGCTTCATTTGCCGACTTTATCGTAAACGATAAACTGAGCGAGTGTAGTGTTCGCACTTCAGTGAATGGAGATATGTCTGCGAACTGCGACATTCCCGGGGTGTCAACGATCGTGCTCACGGTCGGGGGAGGTCCAGGTCGCTCGCCTTTCAGCATTTGCCTAACACAACGGTGGTTTGCCCGCTTACGCAGACGCCCTCGATGCCTCCCCCGCCATAAGCCGAGGCCAAGTGATACGCGTTCAAAGCGTAGCTGTGTCGGCCCGGCAGCAAGTCATACCTCACGGGGCATGGAGCCCGCTTTGGAGGAATTTGAGCCTGCGTGGTGTAGAACAATCCCCGTAGTCATGGCGCGTCCGCCATCTGTTTCAGGACACTCGGTAGGGCCTGCCCCGCCGCCGTGCAGCATCAATAGCTGTAGAGGGGGACTAGGGATCTGTAGAGGAGCCACCCATTGGGAGACTCCGTTACAAAAGCTATACAGTTGTGGCCATCTGTCAAGGGTTTGCAACCCCGATCGGGAGCATTCTCTCTGGTTTTGAGATATAACGCATCTTTTCTTCCCGATCGGGTATATTTTGACGCATAAGTCATATTGAATCCGCGACGGTGCACGCTATTGGTTGCGTACTACTCCTTGATGGTAAAGCACTTCCACCACTCCTGCATGGTAAGCGCAGTATACTGCGTTTAACTCACCGGGACGTGGTAAAACCTATATGACTTGAGTCTCTGATCAACGGTATCCCACCCCTCGTTTCTCAATGGGTACGTCTTCCCAAAAGCGTCAGTCCCGTAGATTCTGAGGTGCGGCCCCCGTAGAAACCCTTCTTTATGGTCCATGTATTCAGCCCAGTACACCCTGCCGTCCTCTTCTTTATACAGAAGAGGAATCCCCATCCGGAGGATTGCCTTGATCTCGGGCCAGTTCATTTCGGTCCCGTGTTGTTGGCCACCCTGACGTTAAACGGCAGCTCGTCCACCACCTTGAAGAGGTGTGCGCTGTAAAGGGGTTGGCCGAGCCAGTTCTTCCTGAACTCCCCGTCCTTACCAAAGAGCGGACGGTCCAGCCCCCACCGAATCACGTAGCCTTCGTGGGTATGGACGACCGGGTACCTGCTCTCGTAGACCACGGTCTGGTTGAGCAGCCGGATCGCCACTCTGATCTCATCAGGCGTCATGGTTGAATAGGTAGGCGAGCAATCTCCCACGGCTGGTTTCAGTAGAGAAGTCCGTGGGCTTGAATCGGCGGGGGCCCCAGAATCTCCGGCCGAATGCTCCCCAACTCCGGACAAAGTTGCCCTTTTTATCAAAGACCTCGTCGTGTTCCTCATGCGGGTCGGGGCAGAACCAGTCGATGTAGTATCCTTCGTACCGGTTGTACTTCACCTCGTGGTATCCCCAAAGGTATACCCTCTGTCCGAGTAGGCGGATCGCTACTCTGATCTCGTCAGGCGTCATCGGCGGGTGATCAGTTCCTTGCACAAACTGCAAGTTGATGTGAACCGGTGCCAGTAGATGTGAAGAAGTATGGAGAGCATGCGGGCTGCTTCAGTTGTTCCGGGCGTTTCCCCAAAACCCATTGAGAATACCTTCGGTAAGGTTGGTTGTTCTTGTTGTCTTGCACCCGTGGCAATCCCTATCGGGATACCCGCGTGCCCTCCAAGGTCTTCAGAAATTCGATGGCGTCGAGGTGGAAGTAGTACTTGTCCCTCTTCTCCTGCGGCCCTAAACCCGTGCCCCAGGTGGCTGAGTTGAGTTCAGCCCTGGCGATCTTTGCCTGGTTCTTGTGGTAGGCGATCAGGTCTTCGATGTTCATTTGCTTTTGGCTTGGAGTTCTTTCTGGTAGGCGATGACGTCGGCTTTCACCTCGTCCAGTTTATCGCGCAGGAGGCAGATGTCGCAGTTGCGCGCCCTGTCCTGGCATGGGTAAAGGCATTGCAGGAGGGCGTCTGCCACCCGGATAGCCGAATCGCGCTGCCGACGGATCGAGGAGATCGCGTCAAGGCAGGCGTTGAATTTCGACTCGGTGTAGACTGCACTCATCGGAAGCTACGGTACAGTGAAACGATGTTTAAAAACAAGCTGACAATTAGGGCTATCCGAACGAGGTAGACCGTGCGGTCCAGCTTCCCGATCGCCTTGTCGGATCGGTCCAGCCGCTGGAGGATTGAGCGCAAAGATTTTGGCTTCATGTCACTGTGCATGGGGGTCGAACGAGTACTTGTGGTAGCCTCCAGATACCTTCGGCTGGGTTGTGAGGAACGGGGAGAGCTTTTGCTCGACCACCTTGTGGAGCAGCTTGCCGACGTTGCGGATGCCGCCGAGATCCCGGAGGGCTCCCTGGAGCTGCGCGTTGTGGACGGCCTGGCTGAATTCGGTGGCGGTCATCGTGACAAGCTGGCCCTTCTTCACCCCGCCCCTGATGGTGTCCATCGTGAGGGTGATGATTTCGGCCAGGCGGCTCTCCGGCTGCTCGACGTTGGCGGCGATCACCAGCGAGGGGTGATGGAAGCTACGGACGGCGAAGCGGGTGTTGCTCTTGTCAACCACGTTCGGGTCCACCTGGTAGTCGAGAAGCCAGCGCAGGAAGTGGGGGAGTTCCGTCAACGCGCGTCGCTCGTTATCCGAGTTCTTGTCAAAGAAGTGGGGCCGGTAGTTCGGGTCGATCCGGAAGAGCATGATCTTGTCCTTGATCGTTCCGTCGAGGGTCGGGAGAATCCGCAGCGACTCGGGGTCGATGTTGCCGCAGACCACCACCCTCCCCTTGAAGGGAAGGTCCACCGCGTTCACGAACTTGGGCTCGTAGCGCATCATCGGCTTGGCTGCCATTGCCTTGAGGCGTAGGGCCAGCTCCTGGCGGGTCTTGATGTCTCCGCTTGCGACTGCGTCGTCGCAGAGCCAGACCGCGTTGTGAGCGGCGTTCTCGTTGAACTTGGTGTTGCCCAGGAGGATGTCGGAGGCGTCACAGCTCCCGCCCATCGCCTTCCCGATGATCCAGTTGGCAATGAAGCTCTTACCGGCATGGGCCTCACCGGCGATGACAATGCTCTGTCCCTGCTGCGGGTCCCGCTGGTAGCTGGACTCGTAGAACCGCTTGAACCACCCGATGAAGTACTCCCTGGCCGGTACGCCGTTCTGGGACCCGTCGAAGGCGTTCATGATGAAGTCATAGATCCACGGAAAATCCTTAGGGTCGCCCGTTTCGGCGGGCTGCATGACCTCCTTGGAGGAGATGTTGAGGATTCGCTTGCCGTTGTTGAAGACGACCTTCTCGCTCTCAAAAAGCAGGGGCGCGGCGAAGTCAACGTACCGATTATTCTGGATGTAGACCAGCACCTCATCCAGCTCGGTTGAGTCCTTCCCCTTGCGTTTCTTGGTGGAGACGTTCGCCGAGGTACGGAGGTGCCGCTGCGCTGCCAGCTCTGGGAATACCTTCCACTTTCCCGGGTCGGCGTATTCCGTCCAGTAAGAGCCTCCCTGTACGAACCAGAACATCTCCGCGATCTTTGCCGCTTTGTCCTGCTCGTACTTCTCCACAAACTTGTTTCCCAGGATTGCACGCCAGGGCATGAAGTTGGATGTGGCTCGATCGGAAAAGCAGATCATCCCGTTTGCGGATACCGAGCAGCTCCGGTGATTGACGAAGGGCTCCACCCAGAAGAGCGGGCCGACGACACCCTCTTGGAAGTTTCCGAGGGGCCAGCGACCTGGCCAACGCTTCTCGACCTCATCCGCGACCACATCCAGGGGAATCTCCACGTCGCCCGTGTCGATCTGCTTTCTGGAAGCGGCTTCCATCATGCACTGGAGAAGGACGGCCTCGGGGATCGGAACGGCCCCGGTGATGGCCTTCCAGTTAGTCCCCATCTCGAAGTACTGGGTGTCCTTCCAACTTGAGTCATCGAATCCTGGCAGTGCGTCGGATATTTTGATCTTCTCGTTGAGCACCTTGAGGAACTGCTTGGTCAGATCCGGATTGGAGGTGTTGACCGGAACCTCGAAGGGCCAGATGAGCCTGCACTTGCCGGGGGTAAAGCTCTCGATGAGCCAGGTCGGCAGGTGCGACGTATTCTTTGGGATATCTTGGATTTTGGAAAGCGCGTTGGGGCTGTCGTAGTCAGCAACGATTCCGTGCAGCAGGCGTCCGGGGTTTTGGGCGGCAACGCGACCCTGCGGGTTGATACCCTCCCACGCGGTGATGAAGTTCCCCTTCGTGGAAGAGGCTCGGCACCAGTCGCTGTACTGTTTCTTGTCCATCCCCTGCGGACGGGTGTTGACGACGGTGCTGAGTGTCGTGTCGTCCGTGAGGGCGACGGCGTGGCTGGTGAGGTTGGGGAGCGAAAACAATTTCATAGGATTACTTCTTGTAGACTTTGGAGATGGAGCCTTCTGCTGCTAGGGGGAGACCAGGTGCCCACGAAGGATTGGAGGACATGATCTTGATGATTTGATTGAGCCGTTCCTGAGCCAATTCCTCGGGTACCAGGCAGACGGCTTCGTCGTGCACTCGCATGAGCACCGGGATTCCGGCGTTTTCGATCTCAGCGCAGTGGTACATGAATACCTCTCTGGCGGTACTTTGGACCAGATTTTCCGTCAGGACGCCGCCCCAAAAACCCTGCTGCATCAATTTACCTTGACGGGAGATTGAAGCTGAGAGCTTGTCACCCTCGCGGGTCACGTTGCGGTAGTGCATCAACCGGTCCGAGGGAAGGTGCATCTGGAATGTGCGGTCGTCCTCCTTGAGGGTTTCCGCCATGCCTTTCTCCAGCTTCTTCCAAAGAGCCAGAATCTTGGGGTTCTTTTTGCGATACAGATTGGTAAGACGGATCGCCTCGCCGATATCAATTCCGGCCACGTCAGCAAATTTCTTGCTGCCCATGCCGTACTGGAGCCCGAGTGCCATGGTCTTCGTCGCGTGGCGTAGCTTCGGGTCGACCTCCTTCAAAGGGCGCGGGTCGGTGTAGAGACCCCACGATCTTGCAAATGCCTCGTAGAGATCGGGGATCTCACGGATGAACTTGAGCGTTGTCTCGTCGTCGGCCAGCCAATGAATGACTCGGGGCTCGATCTGGGACAGATCCACGATAGCCAATGTATAGCCCTCAGGGGCCATGATCTTGGAACGCACGTCAACGCCTGCCACCAAGCCCTTGGGCAAGTTTTGCAGGTTAATCCCGGCATCACCGCTGTCGCGCCCGGTGTGGGCTCCGAAATATTTTAAAGAATATGGCATCCAGCCGTCCGGACGCATGCGAGCCTGCATGGTCTTGAGGGTTGCCAGGTGCTTGGTTGCCCTGCGGTAGTCACGCACGGCTCGGACCCACGGGTACTTGTCGGCGTAGGTCTCGAAGAACTCTTCGGCCTCCGGGTCATCCTTGGCAAAACTTGCGGGTGCTGTGATCCCGACCTTGAGGCATTCCTCGCGGATCGCGATTGGGGAGAGGATCGCCATCTTTTCTCCCTTCCTGGCCTTGGCTGCGTCCCTGTGGGGTTCGTCTTTCCATGGGATGTTGGTGCGAAGCTCCCAGAGATCGTCGTTGAGCTTGTTAATGTCTTTTTCCAGCCCTTCCTTGTCGATCGGGACGCCTCGAAAGCCCATTTCACGGGTCAAACGGCTGATTTCACGCTCGTGCTCGGGCCATTTGTCTCCGTGTTGAAGCCAGAGTTGGAGGCAGTTTTCAGCGTCTTTTAGGGCATAATCCTCGACTTCCTTGCGAAATTCGGGGGTCATAGTCTCCCATTGCTTGCCTTTCATCCGGTCGCGGACATCCTTGGAAATTTCCTGACCGAGGAGGTAGATGCTCGCGGATTTGAGCGATCGGGGCAGGCCGAGGTAGGCCGTCAGGTCTGCCGTGTCGTACCAGTCTTTAATTTGGGTAACCGATTGCGTGTTTCCGACCCCAAGTTCTTGGAGTCGCATGAAAACAGGCCAGTCAAAGCCTGCGTTGTGCGCGAGCCAGACCCAATCAGGGCCCTCAATTTGCCTCCAGTCGAAGGCTTTGGGGTGACCAACAAACTTGATGCCTGTGTCAGTGGCAATGCTGACGAGGTAGATGTCGGTTTTTTGTAAATAGTGGTGAATACCGAGGGTGGTAATGGAAATCTCGTCGTCATAGTAGGACTCGAAATCGACGGCTGCGATGGGCATAGGGGTTTTAGGAAGAGGAATCCCAGGCGGTGATCACCTAGAGTGACAGGGCCTGAACATCAATCGGCCGAAGACTCGGTATGCAGATCTCCTGCATCTCCTACTCCGCCTGGGATTCCAGATTCGTCTTAGAGGTTCTTCAATCCTGCGAGGAATTCAGCCTTCGCGGGGTCGTTGTACTTCTTGGGCATTCCCGCTACGGGGACGTACCAGCTATTCTGAGCATTGCGCTTCAGGTCGCTCTTGATGTGGTACTCACCGAGGTGAAGACCCGCCTTGAGCGTGTAGAGGCTGTCGGTGAAGATGCGCTTGGCCAGTGAGGTGTAGGCCGAGGCGGCAACCGTGTAGACAGCGATCGCGTAATGCTCGCCGTTGTGCTCGAAGGGGAAGAGATCGAGGGCTGCCTCGTCGGTTCCCTCCGGAGCCTTGACCGCCAGAAGCAGGTCGGCAACGGGTTGGAAATAGGGTTTGTCGTTGACGCCCCAGACGGTGGTGCCTCCGATGTCGCGCACTTCCTCTTCGGAGTTGGCGCGGCGGCCGAACTCGTCGGAGCCGTACTCGACTTTCTCCTGGTAGTACTTCTTGTGCCCGAGCACCACTGCGGAGAACTCTTCGCCTGGCTTGGCCAGCACGACCTGCTTCTCAAACAGGAAGCTTCCGGGCTGGAAGTCGTCGCAGAGCTTGCCACTCTTCTGCACGAGATTAACGCGAGGAAGAATGATGTCGTCGTGGGATATTCCACTTGCCGCGACCGGATCGGAAACTGCGAGGGACTGGTTTTGTGGAACGGCGACTTCGAGAGTCACGTTCTTGGGGGTTTCGTCGGAGGGCTTAGGAGCCTCGGCTCCGCCGGTGGGGTTAAACGTAATTTTAGCCATAGTGTTAGTGTGTTGTTTTGCTTTGTGCTGTGGTGTAATACACCCCTCAAGCCCGGATTGGCTTGAGTAGGTGCACGACGCCCTCCTCACGAAGGGCACCGTTTTGTTTCAGAACATCCTCCAGGTGTTGCTTGGCTTCCGCCTTGTGTCCGCGAGGAGCACGTTCTGCTACAAATTTTTCAAGCTCCGGCACTGACACGCTCTTGCAGGCCAGGAGATATTCTTCAATCGAGACGAGATCTTTGACGGCATCGTAACCGAGGAGAGGGTTGCTGATTGCGCGGGGGGTACGACGCTGGTCGAGCTTGTATCCGCTCACCTCCGCGTCTTCCTCCAAAGCCTGACGAAGGAGTTCCTTTTTCACTTCCCCGGCCCAGCCCTCCATGAGCTGCGCGAGCTTGTTGAGCTGTCCCTTCTCCCTCGGGGTCCCGTTCAGGGAGAGGGTGGCCGGAACTTCAAAACCCGCCTTCTGGCCAATGACAAGGGCTTTCTCTGCGAGAGCTTTGCAACGGCCTTGATTAGAGCAGTAGTCGCAAACCCCCTCGGTGGGGTTGTATTCTTCGGCGAGTTTCGCCCGAGCAATAATAGTGCTAAGACGAAGACGAATCCGACCCATATCGGATCGCTGGTAAATTGCATGGGTTATTTCCTGCCTCCGGGGGAGGACCAGGTAGCAAGCCAGCTCGTTGAGATCGGGGAATTTTTGGAACGCTCCATAGGCATAGGCCTGGACTTGGGCGTTAACCTCCGCGTCGGGAACTCCCCCGAACCCGAATTTCCAGTCGAGGAGGACACCAGTTCCGTTGTTATAAAGATCGAGAACGTCACAAGTTCCATAAGTGCTGTGATCGCCAAGCTGCATTTCAAGAAAAATTTCCTTATGGTCAGCGACCAGATTAGTCGAAGCTGACTTCTCTCTTCGGACGTGAGCCAGAAATGCGAGAGCCCATTCTGCAAGCGAACGTTCCACCTCGTCGACCAAGGTTGTGGGGTCTTCTTTCTCGACCGCTTCGTGGATGCGGGTTCCCGCTTCAGCGATTGCGTTGGTGCCGCCACGTGGTTGGTACGATGGGCACGACTCGTACATTTTGAGGGATGATGGGCCATATTGAGCGTGTGGGCGGGAGGCGGAGTCTTTGTGGGTGATGATCTGCGACATAGGGTGTTGAAGGATGTGCGGGGTATATTATGCACCCGGCGCGTCGGCGCAAGAGATTTCGTTCAGGGTCTTCAATCTTTTTATTTTTGCGTTGACAGACTGTTGAACCCTTTCCTCAACCGTACCGGCCGCAAACAGAATCCGCTGCATTGACGGTGTCTTACCACCGGCGCGATGGACGCGTCCAATTACCTGGATGATGTCTTTCTCGTTCCAGCTCGGGCTAATGATTGCAGCTCGCGGATGCTTGCCTGTGACGTCATGCAACGAGATACCGACTCCGCCCGCTGCAATATTGCAAACGATCGTGCGGTCCTGGTCGTTTTGGAAGCTGTCGATGTGACGCTGCCTTTCCTCGGCCGTCTGATCCCCGTGGATCTGCGCCGTGATCCCCAGCTTCTCGGTGAGGGCCTCCAGGGTCTGCTTGAAGTTGACGAAGATAGCTACGGATTTTCCTTCGGCCACAAGGTCGTCGGCCATTTCTACCATGAAGGGGACCTTGAGCAGTTCGACACGCTGTCTTGCGCGGAGCTGCGCCACTAGAGCTTCAGCCGCTTTATTCGTGCTGTCGCCCTTGGCCGCTTCCTCCAATTCCGTCAACTCCTTTTCCATTTCAGCATAGATCTTGTCGATCTCTTCGCCAAAAGCCAGGGGCTCGGTGATAATCTGAGTCTCCGCGAAATGATCGGCAAGTTCAGCGGCGGTCATGCGGGCGCAGCGGTGTGAGATCGACTGTCCCAGCGCACGGATGTGCGACTCGGTTCCCGTAAACTCAACGCCGTTCCAACGGTTTTTGGAGCAGCCGTATTTAAAGCACCACTGCCAATAGTTCCCGAGCATATGGCTGCCCAGCACCCAGCCCGCCGCCCGCATTTGCAGCGGGTTGTTGGCGATGGTTGCCGAGAGCATCAGCACCGCATGATTGTCCTTCGCCTCGATCAGCATCTTGGCGTTCTGGGTGAAAGCACCGCTGCATTTGTGCGCCTCGTCGAAAATGATCAGCGACTCCGGCATGGTCCACAGCCACTTCTTTTTGCCGGGCGTCCACTTGCCGAACTTGGTCTTGCCGGTGCGGAGCTTCTCGTAGTTGATCACGTTGAAGTTCTTGATCCCGCGCTCCTTCAGCTCGCGTTCCCAGGATGGGATCACGGCCTTGGGGCAGACTACAAGTACCGGGGCACTGCACACACGGGCCACTTCGGACCCGCACACGGTCTTTCCGGTCCCCGTCTCGGAGCTGTCCAGCGCGGAACCATATTTCTCCAACAGTCCGCAGAGGTAGCGGACATGTTGCTCCTGTCGATCGTAAAGGGTTTTCATTCAAACGAAAGGCCTTCTACCTGGATGTCCTGATGCAGCTCGGCACGCAGTTTGGACAGGCAGTCCTCGACGTTGTCGAAGTTGTGGCCGTGTTTAAGGTATCTGCGAAGGGTTTGATCGAAGTCACTGAGCAGGATTTTCCACTTGGTACCATTGACAGCGTCCAGGTGCTCCCGCTCCTCTTCGGGTAGGTTAAATTCCAGGGTGGCCTTCATTTCGCAGTGAGTCGTTTGGCCGCGTTGTTGATTTCGCCTACTCTGCGCTGGGACCATCGACTAAAGATTCCCGACCACATCTCGGCCATCCACGGATCATTCACATCGAGTTTCTCGACGATTTCCTTGACCCACTGCGGCACGTCGGAGCTTCCCCGAATGAACGTGCGGAACTCTCCGTACGTCTCGCACTGGTGCCCCGGATACTTGGGCTCCGAGCCCGTCACGTTGGGGAAGTAGGGGTCTGGGCCAAAGTTCGGGTACGTGTAGGTGCTGTTGCTGGAGGTGTACTGCCCAAGTCCGGATTGAGACAGGGCCTTTTGATAAGCATCAGTAAGGTTGGCGTTTAATCTCATGAGATTATGTTGTTAAGGTTGCGCTTCAGGTCTCCTAAAGCTCCGTCGTTCACGATCGTGAAGTCGGTTTCTATGACGTATTGCTCGGAGATATGGTGGTTGACTAGGGCCGTTCCCGGACGCTCGATCATGACCGAAACTCCGCCCAATTCCCGGACTGCCCGCAGCTCATTTGGGAACCTGCAGTCGTCTACCACTACGTCGATCCCTCCGTCCAGGTACGCCTGCGCCTTGTGCTTCCACGCCCTGGTCCACAGGTCCGGGTGGATCGTGTCACGGCCCCATTCCGTACCTAGGCTTTGCATGGCTTGTCGTGGAGTTTTTCCTCCCAGTAGGTCGCATGGGATTTCTTTGAGATCTCCCTCCAGGTGGTCGTGAGTCAGGCCCAACGCTCGGAGCATTGACTTGAGGGGCCCCGCGAACTTGATTCGCTGGTACCCGTACTCATTCATCAGAATTTCTGCGGAGGTTGATTTTCCGCTACCAGCCTGGCCGCACAGGGCCACGAGCGATGCTTTCTTAAGTAGTGGTTTCATACACTGGGGGTTTGGTTCTTTAGGTCTTCCTGCACAACTTCTGCCGCCATCCCTCGGATGACGTTTTTTATTACCTCTCGGTCGGCGTTCAGGATTTGGGAGAGGGCTCCCTTTACATAGAGGGAAGCCTCCCTTCTCCGGCATTCATCCGTCCTGCGTGTGAACAAGGAGTTTCTCCTGGTTCCACACGAGTAGAATTTTCGGGGGTTTCCAGCCCATCCCGGACTGGTGCAATAGTGGCATTCTTGGGGTTCTGGTGTCATTCGATTACGGGTAGTTCCTTCACCACCGCGAATGATTCCACTCCGGCGGCGAATAGTTTTTCTTGGCATTGGCGGCACACGTGGGTGATGCCGTGAATAAAAGCTCTGGCTCCACGGGCTTTCTCTCCCGCCCTAGCTAGGGCCATTTCTTCCGCGTGCCCCGGCTGTTTGCAGATGGTCACGCATTTTTGGTAACCCTCGAAGGGGTCGCGGGGGCAAACCTCCTGTGGGTTGTGGCAGGCGTTGGTTCCGATGAATTGCTCTCCGCACGGAGTCACCAGCATGCAGGTGACCTGAGTCTTCGCGCAGGTCATTTCTTTATCTTCCTGACGGGCCTCTTGCGGAATATCCGGTCGTAGTTGTCCAGGTATTCTTTGGTCGCGGGGCGGGTCTTATTTTCACTGGCCGAGTTGGCCATCTTCCAGTTGCGTTCTGCTCGTGCGTCGCTCATACGGTTTTCAGGATGTCGTGGTTTGGTTCAGGTTGTGGTTTGGCGCAACAGCCGCAGCAGCCGTGGACTCCTGCGTACTCACTGCGCCGATAATAGATATCATCGGGATCGGGATGCCCCACCCCGTGCTCTGGGCAGATTCGCTCAAAGCACCGCTTGTCTTCTCTCCAATGCTGCTCCCAGTCGACCATGTGGTGGTCGCTCCAATTATGAACGGGGCAGTAGTCGCCCTGGCACGCGGATCGGGGATGGATGTTCCGCAGCCGCTGGCCGGACTTGTGAGGGATGTAGGAGTTTCCACTTCTCATAGCTTGTGGATGAAGACGGGGGTTCCCTTGCCGACGTAGGCTCCGGAAATATTGAAGTAGAAATATTCGACCGCTTCTTCCTCGGTCATTCCCTGCTTCACGAGCTTTTTGAAAATCTTATTGGCGTCGTAGGCCAAAAGGTTGTCTTGTCCGCACCGTTCGGCGAGGCCGATGATGCAATCGTCAAACCCGTCAAGGGTCATCATGTGGGGTTCTAGGCGTTCCTGAATTGCTGCTTTCATAGGGGTGTTTAAGGGGTGCGGTATATTACCCCTGCTTCAAGGAAAGAAGCAAGAGGTGAATTGCATCCGCTTCGTTGTCATCCTGCGGCTTGAATCCCTGCTCCATTGCGGCCTGGATCATCTGCTCCTTTGTGGCGTTGCCCTTGCCGGTGGCCGACTTCTTAATGGTGCCTACATGCACGCCTTCGTAAGGAATACCCTTGCTTTCGCACTCGGTCTGGAGGATTGCCAGCAGCCCGCAGTAGCACTTGGCCGCCGCTCCGCTGCTCCAACGCATGACCTCCTCATACACCACCTTTTCGGGCTTGATAATCTCAAACTGCTCGCGCAGCCAGGACCGGAACTTATGGAACCGTACGCCGGGACCGTCGTTCTTTTTGAGCTTGAACCCCTCGGTTCCAGACGAGATCAGCCCGCAGGACTTGTAGGCCCAGCCGGTCTGAGTTGCGAGGTCGAGTGAGAGGATCGTCATGCCCAGGGATATTCGCGCTTGAGCCAGTCCAGATTCGTCCGATCCGGGTTGGGCTCGTACCATCCTTTCGATCCGTTATGGATTTTTGCAATGTTGTCGAAGTACTCCTCATACATTCCAGCCACCTTCTCCATTGTGAAGTTTCCAGCCCATGTCCGGCAGTCAGCGGGTTGTATTTTGTGAATGTTCCTGGCTGCCCAGGTGATGTGCTCAAACGTCCGGCAGCGGTAGCCGGTAATCCCGTGCAGGTTGAGTTCGCCAAAGCAGCCCCAGTCGGTGCTGATGACCGGCGTACCTGAAAGCATGGCCTCAATCTGGGCCCCGCCAAACGGCTCGCCGTACTGCGACAGTAGGAAGAACCCCTTGGCCCTGCTCATGAGCCTCTTCCGGGCGTCCACGTCCGCGTGGCCGAACATCTCCACGTGCGGCGGGATGTAATCAATGCCGAGAGGCTTCAGGTCTGTGCCTTGCCCCGCTACGATTAACTTTGCCCCGATCGCTTCGGTAGCCTGGATGGCGATGTGCAGCCCTTTGTTGTGGCCGATGCGCCCAAGGTGCAGGAAATAATCGTCCTTGTCGGAGCTGTAGGTGAAATCATTTGGGTCGAAGTAATTCGGGATCACCGCGTCGTACCAGGAATAGTGGTCGCAGGTGGCAACCGCCTGCATCCCGAACCATGCAGCCATGACCCACTGGCTCTCGAAAACCCGATAGGGAGCGAAAACCCCTCCCGGGTACCCGATCCCCGGCTCCACGACGAGCATGTCGCTGTGGGCATCGGCTACCGGTTTGACCCCGCCGCCCCAGAAACAGAGTAGGAAGTCTCCGGGCTGCTTTCGCTTCCCGATCTCACGAATTGAGTTGGTAAAGAACGCCTGGTAGGCAGCGTCGTTCATGTCGAACTTGAACTGGTTGTTCTTCCAGTCGTAGGTGCCATAGGCTGCCTCCAGGTCGGCATTGGTAGTCACTGGTACTTTTTCATCGCACGCAACCGTGCTATCTGCATGGCCGTAGTGTATGATACCGTGGCCCCGAGATTTCATCATCTCGCAGAACTTGACTACTTTTTGGGTGAAGGCGCACGCGACGTACTCCTTGCTGGAGACGGTGTGGGGGACACCGAGAACGTGGAATCGATGCTTCACAGCCCTAGTCGTGCTTTTGCCCTGCGGGCAGCTGGAGAGGCCCCCTCCTGGAGCCACTTGATGACGTCCGTCTCCAGGAACCGTGCCCTACCCATCGAAATGGTATAGGGCAGAGGGTGCCTAGGTTGACGGATATAGTTGTCAATGGAACGCTTGCTCACCCCCAGCCTCTTGGAGAGCCCACTCTTGTCATAGACAGTGTCCGGGGTTGCCGCTTCAAGGCAGGAGCTATCTACTTCTTCGAGTTCGATTTTCACCCGACCGTTGGTCAGGTTCGTGATACGCAGGGATGGACCCGCTTCAAGGATTAGGGATGAGGTTCGTTTCATTCAAATATAGGTCGTATAAATCTGGTTTTTGGGTGCTTTCGGAGCTGCTCGCACATTTGATGCACGGCCACTCGTATTATTGCAGAGGGGGGTATCCCATTAAACTTAGCCGCCTGCTTAATGATCTCCCAGTGCTCTTTTTCTTCGATATATACTACACGACGGCGATTAGATGCAATTTTGTTTGGCATGGTCTCATACATTCCTTCCCTTGGGGGGTCGGATTAAGGTTTAGGTTTATGAACGTACTTCACTACAACGTCCCGGTGTATGCAAGCACGAAATTTCATCACAAAGTGGTAGGGGTTACCGAGAACCATGCGTCGGCCACCTTTGGGGAGACCAGTTCCTTGTAGTGTTCCTCGACCATTGCTGAGGAGTTTCCGCACTGCTTGGCTACTTGGTAGGAGGTTACATCGGGCTGCGCCATCCGGTAGCTGATGTAACTTTTCCGAAGTGCGTTACCTTTCCACGCAACCCCGGCCGTTTTACATAGTTCCGCCATGTCTTTGTGGAGGCGGGTTGGCACTGCAACAATCGGCCCGCTTTTTTCTCCGGAATAAGTATTCAGCCACAAAACCAGATTATCCGGCATGGTCGCAAGCCTCCTTCGCTTGGTTTTGGTAATTTCCGAGGAGAGTTTTATCATCTTTGTGTCGAAATCAATGTCCTCCCAGTTCAGCCGGTTGATTTCCGCACTCCGGACTCCCGCAAAGGCCCCGATGGCCAGGTAGGGCCGCAGTTTGTCGCCCGCCGCCTTGAGCAGCTTGGCGATCTCCTCGGGCGTGAACACCTCGATTTTAGACGTGACCTCGTTGTAAGGCTCCAGCTTGTCGATTTGCATCTTCCCCTCGGCCAGATAGCCTTTCCGCTCCTGGGCCCACTTGAAAAATGTCTTCACGCACCCCAGGTGGTTGTTCCGGGTGCGCCCGCTGGCGGAGATTTCTCGGAAATAAGTGTCCAGCTCGTCCGCCGTGATGGAACAGAGGGTTTTGTTAAAAGAACGGGCGAATTTTTTTAACACGTACTTGACCGTTTCGTAGTGGCGTCCCGTCTTGGTCTCGAACTTGTCCATGTACTGGGCCACGGCATCAGACGCCATTGCCCTGTTCTCGACCTTTTTCTCCAGGTCCAGGAGGTAGAACCTAACGGCATCCCCGAGCGTCTTGCCGTGTTTGGCAAGTAACGCCTCATACTCCGCGATACGAAGGGCCTTGGTAGCGTTAATGTTGTTTCGGAACGAAACGCCCTTGTTTAGGTCTTCAATCAACTCTTCAGCCCGCTGGTGGGCCTGCAACTCCTCGGCAAATGTCTCTCGCTTCCGCCCCTCCTCGGCATCGACCCAGGCTACGATGTATCGGGTGCGATCGCCTTCGGCGTTGCGGTAGATTTTGACTTTCCCGAACGGAGTTGACTGCACGAACGGGTACACGACGGGCTGCAATTTTTTGGTCTTCATAGGCTTTAAGGTGCCTGAATCTTGGTGACACTTGGTGACACTTGTCAACCCCAAAAGGTGTATGAAACCGCCTACAAAAAGTGGTAAACCACTACGCACCCTACTTGACTTTTACCTCTGAAAAGGCATATTACACCCCCATGCAGTCATATGGAACTGGTATATTACGTAGCGGATTCGAGCCCCGTAGGCTCCGGGATTTTCTCCTAGGAGAAGCTCAAAATCCCAAGCTCTGGTGACAGAATGGGGACACCACGGGCAGTAAAAACCGCTGATGGGCGGTTAATCGACGTCTCCGACAAGGAGTATCAGTATGGGCGTTGGTGGAAAAAATCCATCGACCAGTTCAATCGCGAACTTTACTGCTTTCGCAATCCCGTCGCCATCGAGAATGGCGGAGAGACCCGGGAATACCATTTCAAGCGAATCGTCTCCGCTCTCTGGCCGGACGACGGCCCGAAACCTTTTATCTGGCATCCCTGGGCCGAACGGATGTTGGAGGCCGCCTGCGCCAACAAGTATCTTGCGGTGGCTGGCTGTGCCTCATCTGGTAAGACAGATTTCTTCGCCATCTGGGCGATTGTGAACTTCATCGTGGCCCCCTACGACACGATGGTGCTGGTCACTTCGACCACGCTGAAGGATTCCCGCAAGCGCATCTGGGGTTCCATCCGAGATTACTGGCAGGCCGCTCCGCCGCTTCCCGGCAAGCTCGTGGACTCCGTCGGTCTCATCCGCTTTGAGGATGGCACGGGCGGGACATCGGACAAATGCGGTATCACCCTCATTGCCGCTGAAAAGAAAAAAGAAAAGGAGGCGGTGGGCAAGCTGATCGGGTTCAAGAACAAAAGGGTGATAGTGATCGCCGACGAAATGCCTGAGCTTTCCGAATCGATTCTGGAGGCTTCGGCATCCAACCTTTCTTTGAATCCCGAGTTCCAGTTCATTGGAATCGGAAACCCTGCATCCCGGTTTGATGCGTTCGGCATCCTGGCAAAGCCGAAGGATGGCTGGCAGTCGATCAGCCCCATGGAGGACGAGTGGTTGACCGAGCGAGGACTTTGCATCCGGTTTGACGGTGAGAAAAGCCCGAACGTCATGACTGGTAAGTTGATCTACCCCTGGATTGTCACCCAGGTTAAGCTCGATGAGGCCAAGGCGCGGTTCGGCGAAAACTCACTGGCCTACTACCGAATGTTCCGTGGGTATTGGGCCCCGACCGGCGACGAGGACAACATTTACTCGGAGACCGAGATCATCACCGCCGGTGCGGATAAGGACGCCATCTGGCTGGAAAAGCCTACCCCGGTGGCCGCGCTCGATCCGGCCTTCACAAACGGGGGCGACCGAACCCCCGTTCAGTTCGGTCTTTTTGGTATCTCCAGGGATGGAATCCCTACATTGATGTTTACCCACCGCAAGCTGCTTCGGGACGACGTCACCGATAAAAAGCGCACTCGCACGGAGCAGATTGTGCAGCAGTTCCGGGAAATCTGCGAGAACGAGGGGATCGACCCCTACAACGCCGCCTACGACAAGTCGGGAGCTGGCGGGCCTTTCGGAGACGTGGTCGCAATGGCATGGTCACCGGAGGTTCTCGGCGTCCAGTTTGGCGGGAAGGCCAGCGAGCTACCCGTGTCTATAACCGACTCCACGCTTTCCTGCGACCGGTACGTTAATCGCGTGACGGAACTCTGGTTCGGGGCCAAGGAATTGATCCGTACCGGACAGCTCAAAGGCATCGACGGGGAGCTGGCCAAGGAAATGTGCGCTAGAAAGTATAGTACCCAAAAGGGGGTGGGCTTAAGGATGGTCGTAGAAAGTAAAATTGACATGAAGGCCCGCACGGGCGAGTCGCCCGACCTTGCGGATGCGGCCATGATTTTGATCGAACTCTGCCGTCAGCGGTTCGGGTTCGGTGGGATGACCGTGCAGATAAAGCGCAGCGAGACCGCCGTACAGGTGAAACGGAAAGTGGCGTTCGGAAAGCTCTTCAACGCCAATTTCGGGAAACGCCTCCAGGTCAACAAATTTTCTAGTTGACAAGGGTGTATGAAACCACTCACCTACTACGACGCTTCCGCAACACTTTCCCACCACTAGCTCTTAATGCTGACCCTGTCTCAAAGTCCCAACGAGCCTCTCGTTGCTAATCTTAATCCTGACGGTACGACTCCCCCGAGCCGTATCAAGGACCCTGACTCGTTGAACCAGGTCTACCATCGCCTCAAGCAGGCCGACGATGTCAATGCGCGTAACCGCGCCGAGGTCGATGCCATGTTTGACGGAGCCGCTCCCTACGATGACAACGTGCTTCGTGAGGCGGGCATGGGAAGCCGCTGCAACCTGAACTTCGGCGAAGCGGAAACGCTTCTTGAAGCCGCTCTTGCCGGTTATGTCGACCTGATCAACTCGGTCGAGAACCTTGTGTCCGTCAGCGTTCAGGAGAAGGACCCGCAGAAGAAGGGCGACTACGAGCGCATCATTTCCGAAGGATTCACCCGCATGCTTCGCGATTGGGACGAGTTCAATTTCAAGCACGTCCTCAACAGCACTTTCTTCATCAAACACGGCGTTTCCATCGCCTACTGGGAGGATGAATACGACTGGCGCTGGCAGATTTCCAAGATCGGCGACTTCCTGATTCCACGTAGAACATTCGCAAGCGAAGAGTTAATCGAGGTTGCGATCTCGCCCCGAGTGATGAGGGCCCATGAGCTTTACAGCTTCATCAAGGACGAGACCCGTGCGGAGGAGCTGGGCTGGAATGTCCAGGAGGTTAAGAAGGCCATCCTTGCCAATAGCGGTGCCCAGGACACCTACCACATCACCAACTGGGAACGGTACCAGGAGGATCTCAAGAACAACGACATTTTTGTCGCCCACGGTTCCGGTTCCGAAGTCCGCGTAATTCATGCATGGGTCAAGGAATACGACGGCACCGTCAGCCACTACATTTCGCTGGCTGATGGCACCAACAAGGATTTCCTTTATTCCAAGCGCAGCCGCTTCCGCCGCGCTTCCGAAGCCTTCATCACCTTCACCTACGGGGTAGGAACCAACGGCTACTACCAGTCGATCCGGGGCCTCGGGTACAAAATCTTTCCTCACATTCAGGTTCAGAACCGGATGCGTTGCCAGTTTGTCGACGGCGCGATGCTTTCGACCTCCCTGCTGATCCAGCCTGACAGCGAGGACAGCCTTGAGAACCTGGCATTCGAGTACCTTGGACCCTTCAGTGTCCTGAACTCCGGGGTCAACATTCTCGATAAGCAGCTTCCCAACATTGGCCAGAACGCGATTCCGGTTCTACAGGACATGACCGAGCAGCTCTCACGCAGGGCTGGCTCCTATACCGCTCCCGCCGGTAACCCTAACTCGAAAGAGCGCACCAAATTTGAGGTTCAAGCCCAGCTTCAGGGCGAGGCCCGGTTGACGACTGGTGCCATGAACCTTTTCTACGAGCCCTGGAATCGCCTGCTTCGCGGGGCTTTCCGTCGTGCAACCCGCAAGGATTACCTTGTCGCCGAGCGCGGCGGTGAGGCTGTTGCAGCCTTTAAGAAATACTGCACGGAGCGCGGCGTTCCCCTCGACGTTCTCCACAACAAGGTGACCGATGTTTCCGCCGTTCGCTCGATCGGTGCCGGTTCCGACCAGCTCCGCCTTGTGGCGATGGACGAGTTCATGGCGATCGCCAACCAGTTCGACGAGCAGGGCCGCCAGAACCTTCTGCGCGACCGGGTCGCCGCCCGTGTTGGCTACGACCATGTCGATCGTTACGTCCCCAAGCTTCCCGATTCCCGACCAGTCATCGACACCAAGATCGCGGAACTGGAAAATGCCGCGATGGCACAGGGCCGTCAGGTCCAGGTGCAGCCGACCGAAAACCACTTCGTTCACGCACAGGTTCACATTCAGGACATTTCGCGGATGGCCGAGGCCGTCAAGGGAATGCAAGCCGATCCCGCACAGGCTGCGCAATACTTCCAGCTCGCCATGCCCCACGCCAACGAGCATCTACAGCAGGTCGCCCAAGACCCCAGCCGCAAGCAGGAGTATGGACAGCTCAAGAAGGCATTTCAGCAGGCCGGTGAGATCGCCGAGCAGACGGTGGAGAAAGTTCAAGCCGAGCAAGCCCGCCAGGCCGAAGCCGCCCAGCAGGGCGGTGGCCAGCCCGCACAGGGCGGGGAGGCTGACATGGCAGCCAAGATGCAGCAGCATCAGGTAGAATTGCAAATGGAGCGCGAGCGACATGAGCAGAAAATGGCCCTGCAAGATGCAGAGGCTAAACAAAAGCTGGCGTCACGCGACGCCGAAACCGCACAGAAAATCAGGCAGGCTTCGCAGCCCGCCTAACTCCTAACCTATGACCCCAAAAGAGTGGTCGGCTCGTCCCGACCTCGTCGAAGAGTTTTCGCAGATTCTGCGGAACCCCACCATGCAACTGGCCATCAGTGTCCTTGAGGATGTCGGCACACCCCGCACCCGCCTCAAGATTGATTCCCCCAACCTCATGGAGAACCACGCCCTCCTCAACTCCAAGCGGGAAGGTTACTTTGAGTGCCTCTCCAACCTCCGCGCCCTTGCGATCATGAAGCAGAAGGGCCCCGATCTCGATCTTTCCCCCTGGAAGCACGCTTCTCAGGAGCAGGAATAACCCAAACACCAAAACAACCCAACCAACATGGACCCCGAAGCCAACATTATTGAAGCATCCACCCAGGCCAACCTGGAGGTGGCCCCAGCACCCTCGTCCGGAGGAATGGACGATTGGGCGTCCCGACTCGATGCCGAGATTGGAACGCTGAACGACGAAACAGGAGCCACCAAGTACGGCAAAGCCGACGAGGGTAAGACGGCCGCTGAAAAGCGGGCCAGCAAGGTCAAGGGTTCGTCAGAAAAAACCGCCAAAACTTCTGACAAAAAGGCGGAAAAAGTGAAGATCTCAAAAGAGGAGGAAACCACTGAGGATAAGGGGGATGCCGAGGGGGAGGAGCCGAAGGGTGAAGATCCAGGTGAAAATGTTGAGAAGACCGAGGAGACCCCCAAAGGACTGACCGAGAAGGCCGCCGTCAAATGGGGCGAGCTTCGCGCCGAAGCCGCCAAGGCCAAGGAGTACGCTAAGGAAATCGAGACTCTGAAGCAGGAGCTTGAGAAGGCCAAGGCAACCACCGCCGACACCTCAGAGGTCGAACGTCTTCGCCAGATCAACCAGGAGTATGAGCAAGAGCTTTCGGTTGCCAGAGTCGAGGCCACCCAAGAGTACAAGGCAAATGTCGTTGAACCGATGGTTGGCGTTGTGGGTTACCTCAATTCCCTTTCGGAACGCTACGAGCTTGACTCCAAGGAGATGCTCGCCGCGTTTGCCGAGATGGACCCCAACAAGCAGGGCGACCTGATCGCGGACATTGCCGCCAACATGAACGAACGCGACCGTCTCCGGTTCTACGCCGCAGCCGACGATTACAACGAGATCATCCGTCGCCGCGATTACTACCAGCAGAGCAGCCGCGAGCGAATGGAGCAGATCGAGCAGCAGCGTCAGGAGGAGATCGCCCGTCAGCAGGCCGAGTCTGAGAGGACTACGTCTGAAACCAAGGCCGCCTACGAGAAGGCCACCTCCAAGGTGTTTGAGGATCTCAAGAAGTCCGTCCCAGTCCTGGAGGACGAGGAGGTCGCTGCCGAGGTTCAGAGACTCGCCAAGGAGGATTACTCCGGTGCGGACCCCGAGCTGAAGTCCTACCTGGCGCACTCCGGTGCCCTTCTCCCGCACATCTTGAAGGCCCTGAAGGCCGCAAAGGGTGAGCTTGAGGAGGCCAACAAGAAGATTGCCGGGTACCGCAACGGATCTCCGAAAGCCGGTAGTGGTTCCAGTGATTCCGCCCGTGAAGTCGACGGGGACGTCGGGTTCCTGGAGGCTCTGGAGCAGCAGCTCGGATAGGCTTCCTATCTTCCAAGTTGGAGAAAAGGTTACGTGGTCGCTCTCGCAAGGGGGCGGCCACAGCTTTTTTGTAGAAAAAATTGTTGACACGCATGTGCGTGGTATATTACGCCTTCATTGTGCGACCGGTCACATCTACCCGGTAAACGGCGGTGTGAGCCGAAATCACTCTTCGCAGTCCAAATTTTCTAAGAGCTAAAACCAGCCATTCGGCTGCTCCACCTTGGCTCGGGCGGGGAAACACAACCCTGCGCTTTACGCGCATCCGTTGATCCGCTTCTACGCACTGGAAAGCTCCGGTGGGCGGGTTCACGGGCAACCCCAAATTAAAACTCACATGCCCAACAGCACTGACATTCAACAGCTTCTGATCAACGAAGCTAACCGCATCGGTCCCGATATCTATCGCAAGACCCTCAACACCAGCCCCTGGCTCAAGCTCGTCAAGAAAGACACTTGGCCCGATGAGATGGGCGATTCCATCAAGGTCCTGACCTACGAGCGTTCGCTCCCGGTCAACGCCCTTAGCTGGTCCTCCGTCTCCCTGAACCCGGTGACTTCCCAGGGTCAGCCCGCTTTCTCCAACGGCACTTCCGTTGGTAGCGGCGACACCTCGGTGAACGCCATCCCTCAGGCGACCCAGATCCAGTTCGCGCAGACCCTGCGTGCTTACAACCTGACCCAGACCGCTCTGGAGAGCCCCCGCATCTCCGTGAACGATCTGCGCTTCAGCCTCAAGCGCAAGGAGCAGCTCTCGAACATCTTCGCCATCCTCCAGGAGAACACCTCCTACGCTTGGCAGGATCGCTTCCGTGACGAGTACACCCGTCTCGCCCAGAACAAGATCAACGTCGCCGTCGACGGCCAGGGCAAGCTCATCGCCAACAGCGGCGAGGCTTCCGCCTTCAGCCTCACGACCCCGACCTCCGGTCTCGTCCAGGGCGTTCTGGATCGCGTCTACATGAAGCTCATCCGCGACGGAGCTGGCAACAACCCCCTCGATCGTGAGAACGCTCGCCCCGTCTTCGGTGCGATCCTCTCCAGCGAGGCCAGCCGCAAGCTCATCGCCGAGAACGCGGACATCCGTCAGGATTACCGCTGGTCCTCGAAGGTCAACGAGCTGCTCGCGCCCCTGGGCATCGAGCGTAGCTACGCTGGCTTCTTCCACATGGTGGACGATTGGCTCCCCCGCCACGACGCCTACGCCCTCGATTCCGCCGCTTCGGCTGGCGCAACCGTCGTCGTCCTTGATGGTGGTGCTGACACCCTGCGTGTCGGTCTCCCCGTCTCCGGAGAGGGCGTTGCCGCCGGAACCGTGGTCACTGGCATCGACGGTGCTGAGGTTGGGCTCTCGCTCCCCCTCGTCGCCAACGTCGCCGGTGGTGCGAAGCTCTACTTCCGCCGCCTGCCTTACAAGGCCGTCCAGACGACTCAGGGCTCCAAGTGGGACATCGACCCCGCTTACGAGACCGCCGAGTTCGAGGACACGATCATCTTCCACCAGGACGTGTTTACGAACCTGGTTCCGAAGCCGATCACGGCCGCTGGCTCCAACGTCACCTTCGACGCCGTGAGCTACATGGGCGACTTCAAGTGGAAGAACATCCTCAACGAGGTCACCAACCCGGATGGCACGCTCGGATACTTCCGTGCGATCCTCTCCAGCGGTTCCAAGCCGATCCGTCCTGAGTGGGGCTATGTGATCCGCCACAAGCGGGCCACGACTCCTCTCGCTCTCGACGAGACGATCAACATCTGATTGACCCCCTCCCCTGAGTGGGTGGTGACCCAGTGAGGTTGCCGCCCGCTCTTCGGGGAGGATCAACCAACTCCATTTCCCATGGGCGCAATGCTGATCATCGGAATGGGCGAAAAACCCAAGAAAGGACCCAAAGATATGAATCCAATGGAAAAATTCCTAGGTAAGGGTGCCGAGAAGGAGCCTCTCGTCGAGGACGAGGCCGCGTCGAAAGCCGGAGGCAAGATCGCCTTCGGAATGCCCGCTGGCTTCAAGGTCCCTGATGGTGTCAAGGACGGAGACCCGTTCGACGCCATGGCTACCCTCAAGGTACAGAACGGCAAGCTCGTTCTACACGAACTCGACGGTACTCCCGTTGACGATGAGAACGAACCGTCTGAGGACGAGATGCCCGAAGACATGGACGACGAGTCCGAGACTCCCGCTGACGGCATGGCCGAAGGTGAGGAGGAGCCCGGTGACGAAGAGGACGGCGAAGACAAGGGTCTCGGTTTCCTCGACGCCATCGAGAAGAAAGCCGGTAAGAACAAGATGTAATCAACCGAACTCCGAGGCGGTCCAATCCCGCTTCGGAGTTCACCCAAAATTTTAACCAGTCCATGCCCACCTTCTCTCCCAACGTATTTCCTAGCCAAACCTCTGGTCCGTCCAGCACCTTCTATAAGGGGGCTACCGGAGCCACCGGGCCTACCGGTCCGAGTGGAACGGGGGCTACTGGAGCTTCCGGGGCTACTGGCCAGGTCGGAGCCACGGGTTTTATGGGGCCTTCGGGACCCTCGGGAGCTACTGGCGCAACTGGCGTCGGACAAAGAGGTGCGACCGGATTGACTGGTGCAACCGGGGCCACGGGCTTAATCGGCGCAACCGGAGAACTCGGTCCCAGGGGAGCCACGGGTTTGCTTGGGGCTACCGGATCTACCGGAGTCGGAGCCACAGGTGCCACCGGCTTGATCGGTGCCACGGGCTTGATCGGAGCTACTGGTTTGACAGGTGCTACTGGTTTGACAGGTGCTACCGGAGTCGGTGCTACCGGTGAGATCGGTGCCACTGGATTGACTGGTGCGACCGGCGAGATGGGTGCTACGGGTGCCGGAGCCACTGGCTTGACTGGCGAGACCGGTGCGACCGGAGCCACCGGTTTGGTGGGTGCGACCGGATTGACCGGAGCAACTGGAGTTGGTGATACTGGCGCAACCGGTGAAATTGGAGCGACCGGCTTGACCGGTGCTACCGGCTTGACCGGTGCTACCGGAGCTGGCGCGACTGGCGCAACCGGTGAGATCGGAGCCACGGGATTAACTGGAGCCACCGGCTTGACAGGTGCTACCGGAATTGGTGAAACCGGTGCGACTGGATTGACTGGCGAGATCGGTGCCACTGGATTGACTGGTGCGACCGGTTTGACCGGCGAGATTGGAGCGACCGGCTTGATCGGGGCTACCGGTGTGGCTGGCGAGATTGGAGCCACGGGTTTGACCGGTGCGACCGGATTGACTGGTGCAACCGGTGTGACCGGCGAGATCGGAGCCACTGGATTGACTGGCGCGACTGGCGTCATGGTCCCGCACACTCACACGGCCAGCGACATCACGGATTTTACTTCCGCCGTCGAGGCTGTGTCTCCTCCGGCAAACTGGGATACTCTCAGCAATAAACCTTCGACTTTCCCTCCGTCCTCCCACACACACGCTGTGGCGGAGGTGTCCGGGCTGCAGGAAGCCCTTGACAGCAAGCAGGCCTCGGGAAGCTACGCCACCCTCGATGGGGGCGGTAAGGTTCCCTCTTCTCAACTCCCCAGCTATGTCGACGACGTCCTTGAGTATTCGTCACTCTCCGCTTTCCCCGGGGTCGGAGAGACCGGCAAGATCTACTCCGCATTGGATACCGGCGATATCTACCGCTGGGGCGGCTCGACCTACATCGAGATAAGCCCGTCGCCCGGATCTACTGATGCTGTCGCGGAGGGTTCTACAAATCTTTATTTCACTGCGGACCGCGCTCGTAGCGTTTGCATCCCTAACGGGAACGGCGTGAACAACATCGTAGTAATCACCCAGGCTAACTATAATCTCCTGACTCCTCCAGATCCCAACACGCTCTACATTATAAACTAGCGATGGACTTAGACAATCTCACGAAGCTTTATTTGGGGAGCCGTGTAGTTAACGCGTCTGGAGAAATTACGTCAATTGACGGTAAGCGCGTAAGTCATCTTGCAGTATTCACCCCGTTAACCCTCTCAAGAGTTATATCCGGGAATCGCTCACTGCTTAAGTCTGGCGACAGCGTTTTAACTTTGAACAGCATAAACACCTACAACGAGGGAACCTCCATAACGGGTACTGGCGGCGGCTTGGTATCTACAACTGATGGAGCGTTGGGTAGTGGGGGTGTTTCCGTAGCTTCTGGAACTTCTTTAGCTGTATCCGGAGGAACGACTGTAGGTAATAATGTTACCGGAACTGGTGAAGGGACTTCGGCTATTGGTGTATTTTCCCAGTCGCTTAGGGGATTTCTTCAGTCTGTCGGAGTCGGGACAGCTGTGATTACCGGAAATATATTGGTAACTGGAACTTCGGCGAGGATAGGCTCGCAAGACGGGTCTACTTTAGATCTACAAGGATCCATCACAAGCACGACTGCTAACATACTATTTAGATCTAGCTCGACGGGAGGAAATTATATAATCTTAAGCGGATCTGGGAATTCGTGGCCCAATGATACCAGGGTTTTCGGAGGAAGCGTTAATAGCGGAATACGCTTGGGGCGCACTAACGCCTTGCCTACTTCTGTAGGGCTGACCACCGTTACAAGTGGGAGCAGTTTTAACCTAGACCTTAATGGCTACGACCAAACATTCCGATCGTTGGTTAACAGTGTTTCTAGCGTTTTACGTATAGATAATAAGGCAGCTGCTGGTACCACCTCGACGCTAACGTTGAACCCCCCTACTGGGACGAGTGTTTTCAACAGCATTATTTCAGATGGACCAAGCGGCGGAAAAGTCTCCCTTGTTAAAAACGGGGACGGAGCCCAAACTCTTTCTGGGTCTAACCCCTTTAGCGGCGGCCTCACCATAAACGCTGGCCGTTTGACGGCCGGAGCGGTCAATACCTTGGGCATCGGATCGGTGAGCGTAGTAGCGGGCACCCTGGATATCGGGTCCAACAACCAGAGCGTGGGAGCAGTGAGTCTTGGCAACGGCAGCATCACCGGATCAGGCGGAGTGATTATCAGCAGCGGCTACACAGCGGTTAACAGCGGAGCGGCCTCAGTATCCGCGATTTTGGGAGGAGGCGGATCCTTCACGCAGAGCGGAGCTGGCACGACGACCCTCTCGGCAAATAATTCTTACAGTGGGGGGACTACCCTAAACGCTGGTCAGCTTAACGCCAATACTGCCTTTGCGTTCGGTACCGGAGGGTTGACCATTAATGGTGGGGCTCTCGGCAATACTTCAGGATCACCGAAGAATATCTCTAACCCGATAACCATCAACGGTAACTTCACCTTTTCTGGGGAAGCTAATTTAATCGCATCGGCTGCTTCTGTAGTTTTTGGAATCAGCCCCACAATCACTGTAACCGCAAATACACTGTCTTTAGTAGGAGCTATTGTCGGCAATTTTTCCATTACAAAGGACGGGAATGGAGCACTTAGCTTGGGTGGTACCAATACCTATAATGGGGGCGTAACGCTGAATGCGGGGCAGCTCAACATCAATAATAACAGTGCCTTGGGTACAGGAACCCTAACGATTGCTGGCGGTACCATCAATAATACCTCCGGGGCAGCAAGGACCATCACCAACGCGATCAACCTGAATGCCGACACGACGTTCGTGGGGACCTCTAGCCTCACCCAGACGACTGGAGCCATCACGCTCAATGCCAGCCGCCAGATCACAATTAGTAGCAATACGCTCTCCCTGGGTGGCGTAATCAGCGGAGCAGGCTTTACGCTCACCAAGGCTGGAACCGGTACCTTATCGCTTTCCGGTGTAAATACCTATTCCGGGGGCACCGTGATCAATTCTGGAACCGTCTCCATCGGAAGAGCATCCTCTCTTGGAACCGGAACCGTAACAGTCAACGCCGGAGCCACCCTTCGTCTCAACGGCTATACAATCCCTAACACGATCGTCAACAACGGCGGTACCGTCATACCCTAACTAAAACAGAAGAGAGCAACTGACCAAACCGCTCAAAACCGAACATGTCAGAAGAAACCCCAGCAGTCACACTGAGTCCAATTGAGGTTCCCGTGCATGCCCGATCCTCGCTCACCTCCGAGCAGGCCGCCGCTTTTTGGGATCTGGTGAAGAATAGCAACCTACTTGCTCTACCAGCTGGTAAGTCCGCCGATGACGTAATCGCGTTCGACCTGGGTGTGCAGCTCAAGGTCGGCGGACACGTCAGCGCAACCATCAAGTAAAGCACTATGAGCGACCACACGACACACCATTCAGAAGTAGGGCCGACATCCGCTGTGGTGTCGCTGGTCACGCTCGTGGTCTCGTTTTTTGACTCCCCGCACGTCTGGCTCCAGAACCTCACCCTTCTGGTCTCCCTGTGCGCGGGTCTCATTGCAATCTACGCTGGGTTCAAAAAACTGTTTTCAAAATGAACTACCTCCTCATCCTCCTTGCAGCCATGGTATCCGGCTGCGCTGCAACCAAGCCCCACGCCTACACTCCCCCCTCTCCCATCGCCCTGGTTAAAGCGGTGCAGGGTACTCGGGCCAAGGTGGCTGAGGTGAAGCAGTACGTCCGGCCCGAAGGTAAAGCCGTTGTTGCGGAGTTGGAGCGGAAGGTTGAAGAAACTCAAGTTCAGCTCGACGCCTACGTCGGTCAGGTTGAAACGCTCACCATACGCGCAACCAAGGCCGAAAACGACGCTGCCTACTGGCAGGCCAAGCATTACCAAAGCCTCAAGATTATCTGGCGTTGGCGTTTGATCGCGCTCTTCGTCGTAGCCTCCGTCGCCGTCTACATCGGTGTGCGTACAAGCTGGAAATTCATGCTGTAGTAATGGCCTTCAAGACGCCCATATCCGCTCCTCCCTGGCAGCGTCTCGTACTTTCCCTGGTCGGCATCCTGCTGATCCAGGGCTCCTGGCGTTGGGCGGTCGCGCACCTTTACACCCTTCCTCCGGCCGCCCTGGCTGGGTTTGTCTCAATAACCACCAACTCGTTTTATGTCATTGGAGCCATTGTGATCTTCATGGTCACCGGCCGCTTGATCTACGAATGGAAAATGGGAACCCAGCAGGTTCAGGACGTGGTCTCCCGTGTGGAAGAAATTAAGGAAGAGATCACCGAAAAGGTGATCAAGCCCAAGTACTTCGATGACTCCGAGATTCCTTAACCCGATCATCCCCTGGCTCTTCAAATGGGAAGGCACGAAATACACGAACGATCCCGACGATCCAGGCGGAGAAACTCGCTATGGAATCGACAAGCGGTCGCACCCAAAGGAGGACATCAAAAACATGACGGCCGCCAGGGCCAGCCAGATCTACTGGGACGAGTATTACGAGAAGTACCGGTGCGGGAACCTACCCGAGCCGATGGACTGGATCTTATTCAACGCCTGCGTGAACTGCGGATGGGGAAGGGCAAGCAAGCTGCTCATCGAGAGCAAGGGAAGCCCGGCCGGATTTCTGAAAGCACAGGCTGATTTCTACCGACGTTTGGCGGCTGCCCGGCCCAAGTCCAAAAAGTTCCTCAAAGGCTGGCTCAACCGCACAAATGATCTAGCAAAAGTAACCGGTCTGGATATAACTGTTTAACACTTTCATGCACTACAATCACGACGATCACCTTTGTCGGCAATGCGACGAGGAGCCTGTTGTTTACAACGGTCTCTGCGAGCTTTGTTTGTCTGGAGATGAGCGTGATCCGTACAGCGGCAAATTCAGTCTCCGGCACGCTACGCGTCATGGCAAGCGTCGCCGCAACAAGGAGGATGACGAGTAATGGCCAAACAACCTTCACCCAGGACGCTCTCCCCCGAGGTACCTGTAGTCAGTTATCCAACGCCCAACATCAACGACCTGATGGTCGTGCAGGATGTTGACAGCCGGGCACCAAATTACGTTGCCGCTCAGTATGGCGATCTGCACCCTGACCAGGTCAGCTATCCGGGCCTGAAGCTGGTCTACCAGACGCCCCTCGACCAGGAGGCCAACTACATGTGGGTCCGCCGGGTTTACGCCAAAAACCGAGCGGATCAGGATACGTACAACTACGCCATCAAGTATGCCGGTAGTGACCCGAACTTTCCCACCTACATACGGACCTATGCTATCCCCCGGTCCGAGTATCAGGCACTCCCCAGGGGATCAGTTGATCCGCTTTTCCCAAAGGCTCCTAATGGTAACGACGTCGTTCTCAACACCGAGGAAGTCGACCGGTACAAAGAGGACCGGGCTAGCGGAGAGGATCAGCTCGATTCTATTTACGTTAAGGTCACCCGCGTTTACATCACGCTTCCCGGCCCCACGATTTTCGGGGGGCAGGTTGATACCCGCTTTGGCATCCCTGTCTTGGTGGAGAAGCAGTCGGTCCCGGCGGGCGTCGGCCCCAGCGTCGTCCAGGCCGAGGACGGGTCGATCCGCTCTTCCGACATTGATCCTGTAGACACCCTTCAGAGCACCCGTCTCACCAGTATTCTTCCCGCGCTCCCCGAGCCCCAGGTTTGGTATGGTACCCGACAGGTCTCCGGGTTACCTCCGGTGCTCGTCTCCGCCGAGATTGTCGGAACCGAGCAGCTGGCTTTCGTCCCCCATTTCGAGGAATGCCCGGATGGCCCGCACCGCGCCCGGTACACCCGCACTTTTTCCTTTGGCCCCCCGACGGAGGAGCCCGAGCTGGCTCATCTTCTATCGCCGCAGCCGTTCAATTCGGTCGTAGAGTATTCCTCCACTCGTAGGAGCACCAACATCACCGAGGGGACCAGTACCACCAACGGTAATCAGTCGGGGACAAGTGAATCGACTCAGTCCGGTACGTTCAGCTCGACTAGCGAGGGTACCTCACATAGCACTTCCTCGACAACCACCAGCTCTACCAGCTCCGGTACAAGCGAATCGACTCAGTCTGGCACCAGCAGCTCCACCAGCTCCGGTACAAGCAGCACCACTAGTTCTGGTACTAGCAGCTCCACAAGTTCCGGTACCAGCGAATCGACTCAGTCTGGCACGTTTTCCTCTACGAATTCCGGTACTAACAGCTCGACCCAGTCTGGTACGTTCAGCTCCACCAGTTCAGGTACCACCAGCACTACCAGCTCCGGTACCAATACTTCGTCTCAGTCTGGAACCAACGAGTCCACCAGCTCCGGTACTAGCAGTTCGACCAGCTCCGGTACCAGCCGTTCGACCCAGTCTGGTACTAGTTCCAGCTCCAGCGGCTCCAACTTCTCTAAAAGTTCCAGCGGGAGCGTATCCTCTGAGGAAAACGCTCCGGTGCTGGTAGGCTCAACCGTAAAGAACACGATCGAGAGTTCTGTTGGATCGGAGTCTAGCAATAACAGCTCCGTAAGCCAGAGCACCTCCAGCGGGACTACCTCGGGTACGTCCGAGGGTACGAACTCCAGCACCTCTAACGGGACCAGTTCCAGCACATCCAATGGTACCAGCTCGAGTACGTCCAATGGAACGAACTCCAGCACCACCAGCGGCACCAGCTCCAGCACCTCCAACGGTACCAGCTCCAGTACGTCCAGTGGAACTAACTCCAGCACCACCAGCGGCACCAGCAGCAACACATCTGAGGGTACCAGCTCCAGCACCTCCGAGGGAACGAGCACCAGCACCTCCGAGGGAACGAGCACGAGCACCTCTAGTGGTACTAGTTCAAGCACTTCCACAGGGACTAGCGAGAGCACGTCTGATGGGACCAGCTCCGGAACCTCCCGAGGAACGAACGACAGCACCTCTAGTGGCACTAGTTCCAGCACCTCGACCAGCACTTCGGAGTACGTCACTAATTCTACTTCCACAGGGACTTCGACCAACCTTCTTTCGATCAGCCTTCCACGTTGCTTGCGAGGCGAGATCACGGTGATCAGCGAGGCGTACGCAAATGTATCAGTGACAATCCCCGCCACTTCGCCTGAGACGCTACCTTACGGGGAATGGTATGAGGTGGGGCGTAGCTCCGAGCATTGGAAATACGGAGTATGGATTACCGAAACCGTGGAGGTTCGTCTTCGTAAGAATTTAGCCGCATGAGCCAGGAACCCACAAATCTTCCCCCGAACGCAGACCCGCGCCCCGCACCTCAAGGGCTCATAGCCCAGACCGCTCAAAGGTCCGAGGATGCAGGTATACCCAAGCCCTCGTCGGTAGCTCCTCCCCTCCCCACATTCCGACCGGAGGCGTTGCAGCTGCAGCCGCTGATTCCTCCCTCCATGCAGCAGTATGACCTTCGATCGGAGATCGCGGATTACCTGCGTAACAATTTCTCAATAAACGGCGTGTTCCCTTCCTCGGAGGGGAAAAACCTAAATATAAGCCTACCCCTTCCTGAGTCCAAAACATCCTATCCGAATAGCGTTGGCGGGCCGGTGTCAACCGAGGTTGTATCCACCCCACAACTGCAGGTACAAGTCGGTAGCCCCGCACAAACTCTTCCCACCGCGTCCAATACTCCCAGGCTTGATGCTATGGAGGCCGAGCGCAAGCAGCCGCCTAAAACGGTTGAGCAGTGGAACCATGCGGTCCATGAAAAATCTTTAGAGTTACGGGCGTCGCACCCGTACCCGCACGGCGGTGACGATATTCCCCGGTACCCAGGTGGTCACCATACGTATTCCCAGGCCAGCCTGATTGGGTTCATGTCCCGGAACAAAAAAGAGGGGGAAACCCCGGAAGAATACTACGAGAGGCAGGAGTACGTTAAAACGATGCGGGATCTTGGGTACCAGGACCGGATGGAGGCCATGAAGAAATTCTTGCACTCAAAAGCGGATTCCTGGTTTGCCCGTGGTACGACTTACGAGACCTACAAGCTTCTCATTTACGATGCCACCGGAAGTTACTGCACTCTGGACTCCAAAGACGCCGCGCTTTTCCTGCATTACAACACCGGTGACGAGATCCTTCTATCTGCCAAGTCTCCGAAGCTGATTCTAGGTACCCAAGGAGGAAAGCTATCCTGGCTGTCGCCGTTGGACCTATTCGTTGGATCTGGTACCGTCGATGCTCAAGCGTCTACCAAGAATACGTCCGCTCCTCATACGAAGATGGACGAAGCTGGATTTCTGGCGAGTGACGGTGGTACGGCTTGGGGTGCCCTGAAGCCGGGGTACCTGGGACTCATGGACAAGGAAGGGTATCTGCTGGATCTGTATCCCACAGAGCTTACGTTCACAAAGGACGGTGACTCTACGACCCACAACGCCAAGGGGATATTTGTAAATAGTGCTGGTGGTTCTGCCACCTTGGAAACCGGCCACTTGAACCTCACTACGGGTTCCAAGTCCCTGGACTTGTACTCTGATAGGTTGCAGTTCACTGATGGCGGTGACTCGGCAACGATGAATGCACAGGGGTTTACCGCTATCAGCGGGTCGGACAAAGCCTCGATGGACGCAAGGGGGTTTACTGCCATTGATTCAAACGGTGATTATTCTTCTATGGGGCCCAACCTCATCGAAATACGTCCCTCGGGCGGCAACCTGTTGATGAAGCAGGCTGTGAATACAGGGGCTAATAGTTCTCACTATTACGTCGGGTCCGGACAAAATGTCTGTACCGTTTACTCTAATCCGACTACGGCTCACTTCTGGGCGTCATCGGGGGATCAAAAATTGTATATGGAGACTTTCTCGGACGGAAAGTCTCGGGTAAAAGGCTTTTCAAGCGGTACCGATAGCTTTGATTTAAGTACAGAGTCAAATAAGACCTCGCTATCTCTTAAAGGAGGCGGATTAGGTAGTACGATTGATCTGAACCTAAGCCCAGGAGGAAGCTACCTCCAGATAAATAGCTCGCTGGCTTTCACTAGGGTTGAGGACGGGTACATCCATTTGCGCGGTTCTGGCGACGCTATGGACTTTGACGCAACCATCGACGTCAATGGGTATACCGTAAAGAGGGGAGCGACTGAGTACAGCACCCTGGGCCCGAAGTTGCTGGAGATCACCGATAGCACGGGGAAGGTTTCCGTTCCAGTGCCCGGAGAAGACGCCACGTGGCAGACGGTTACAGTCTGCGACAACGGAGTCATGAAGACCATGAAGGTATTGGGGACCACGCCGAAATAACCTCATGATACTTTTAGGAGCCACTAACGGAGGAGCGGTCAAGTGCGTCCCCTGCGTCACGCAACTAAAGTCTTTTGCCGACATGCGTTCGGGCGTGAACACGGCTTCCGGTACCTTTTGGAGCGACCCGTTTCCGGAGTGCTGTTTCTGCTGGGGCAAGCCGATGGCAAAGGCTATGAGCGGAACGATTGATGATTATGGAACCATCGGGGGAGTGTCTTTTAAGAACAACCGGGATTGCTCCCCCGGAGTATCTGGTTCCAGAACCCGATTCTCCACCCCCACGATCGTCAACTGCATAACCGACGGGAAACGGATCGGGGTGAATTGGACCGCCGAGTCTTCTTCCTGCGGACCCCCCACAGGTATTCTAAGCCTCTCAATGCAATTTTACTTCGATGACAAGTGAGTACACATTCCAACCACTGAACGGCCGCTCTGCGGAAGAGGTAGCTGCCATCTACGAGCAGGTATTTTCCGAGACCGTTGACTGGAGCCATGAGCAAATCCTACAGGAAACCTTCCGGCGAATCGGAGGGCCCTCCCTTATTGAAAAAATGTCCAGCCTGGTTTCGTCGGTTGGCACCTGGGCGGGGTCAGGGTTTGGCACCGTCACGGAAGAGCAGCTTGAGGAACGGCTGGCCCTCTGCCGGGCCTGTGAGTTCTGGGATAAAGACGGGTTCGGCGGCACGGGTGCATGCCTGAAATGCGGCTGCTCCACCCAGGCCAAGCTGCGTATGAACACCGCAAACTGCCCGATCGACAAGTGGGGCCCGGTACCATAAACCGCAATTTCCTCTTGACAAGTAACTACCTTACCGCGCAAATTCACCCACGATAGCCTTCTGGTAAAGGGCTGGTGATTTCCGTTCAACCTCAACCTTTTCCAGATGCCCCTTACTCTCTCCCAAGCACGCCAAAAACTTTACCGATACGTCAGCCCCACGCTGGACACGGGCATCGTCACGGACAGGATCAACTCCGCTCTGGAGCGTATATACAATTCCGGCAAGTGGAAGGGTCTTCTCACTTCGGTCACCTTTTCTAGTGTTCCTGATCCCACGGCTTGGTGGGTTGAGGCTATCCCTAGCACCATTACGCTCCCCAGGCAGTTCCAGGCGGTGCTCGGGGTGACTTTCAACAACATCCCCCGGCTCACCTATCCCCGGTGGCAGGAGTACATGGCCTCCGGTGGCGGAAACATTGTGGCCGGTACCGGGATGCAGAAGATCATTGATGCAGGAGACGGGTTCCTGACCTGGGCCGATCCCACGGAATACTACCACCCCCGGTTTGAGATAAGCGATGTGGGTGACGTCGGCAAAAAGATCCGCTTTTCCGCAATCGACGCGATGGGGAACCCCGTCTACGACGCCAACGGGAACGCTAGTTTCGAGATCACGCTGACCTCCGAGGGGGTTACTTTTGACGAAGCGATGGTCGCCAAGATCACTTCGATCGACAAGGACGTCACCGAGGGCTTTGTGAGCCTATACGCCGTTCATCCCCAAGATGCGGGGCTAAAGTCCATGATCGCTTCCTATGAGCCGACGGAGACTGTCCCTTCCTACAAGCGGTACAAGCTGGTGGCTGCGGACTTCACTCGGACGATCGACTGCCTCTGCAAACGCAGGTTTGTCGAGCTGGTCGATGGACCTGATGACAACACTACTTTGATTCCCGGCAACGAAGGGGCCCTGAAGATGACCCTCATGGCCCTTCAATATGAAGACAAGAACGACCTCGAACGAGCCGACACCTACTTCCAGAAAGCCCTACAGCTCCTCAATGCGGAGCTGAAAGAGGATATGGGAGCCCCGATAATCACCCTTCAGATGAACCCCGTAGGCGCAGCGATGCGCATACCAGCCCGTTACTAAAATGCCCGCAAACCTCCCAAACCCTACCCAGAGCAACCCCAACCCGGAATCCCAACTTCACAGCTGGGAGCGTCCCCGCGTTAACCCCTACACGGGAACTTCGATCTCGGTAGCCAACCCTACCGGTGCAACCGGGTTTACCCCCGGTTCCGTGGCGGCTAACCCGATTGGTGGTTCCTCCTATTCTCCTGGAACCCTGGGACGGTACACCAATGGCGGGATGGCCTTGAGCATGGGCATGCTGTCTAACAGCGTGGGCGTCAGCCCCACCTCTCAGCCTAATTTCCAAGAGAATATGCCTAGCACAATCCACCTCGGTGGCGGACCGAAGTTCCAGTACGACCCAGCCAAGGGACTAGCTGCGATGGTCAACAGGCCGAGTATCTCAATTACTCCGCCCGTAGAACAGGCCCCGACGTATGGCAAGCCTAGCATTTCGATCACTCCCCCTTCTGCCGGAGTGGAGCCGTTTAAGCCCATCGTTCCCATCCCCAAGGCCCCGGCTAACGCCCCGCTCCCCCACTTTGACGCACCTAACAAGCCACTTCAGCTTCCTGGCGGCACGGTGATTAACAACCCCAGTGGTATGCCCCCGGCTTCGGGCGGGCAGTTCAATCCCATCGTTCCCATTCCCAAGGCCCCGGCCAACGCTCCGCTCCCCCATCCCGAGATGAAGCAGCAGATGCCCGGCACGCCTTCCAAGGAAGACATGGATCGATTCTACCACCTGACCCACACCCGGTATAACAAGCATAGCGCGGCTGACCGCGACAGCATGGCCCAGTTGCTGGGACAAAAAGCGGTTCCCGGCTTTGTCCAAAAGGAAAACCCCTCCTGGGACCCGACCATGAGCATGTCCCAGTGGCACCGCAGCAAGCGGTAATCTCACCTACACATTCTAAGAACCCGCAATAAAATGCCCGCAAACCTCCAGAACCCTCCCGCGACCGGCAAGCCCCTGACTGACATGGAACGGGAAAAACTCCGCGCCATGAAGCAAAACGCTCCGGCCGCGCCGTCCGTTTCGGATGTGTCCGGCGGGTTGGTTCAGCCTACCGCCCAGCCGGGCCCGGTGCAGCAGGGCGTCGATGCAATGAACGCATCGGTCCGGCCTCCTCGCCCCTCCTCCCCCGGTGCCGAGTCGCAGTGGGACAAGGCTGGCCAAAACTTCAGTCACACCTGGGGAAACCCGAACCGACCAAACCCGACCCTGTGGTCTGACGCGGGAAACCTTGTGGCTGGCGTAGGTCATTCGATTGGTGGAGCTACCCTCGATATCGCGGACAACTTGAAGTCCGGTTACGGAAAAGTGGCCGACTCTGGAACGGGCCGCTATCTCGCCTTGCCTCAAGTCTCTCCCACTGCTCCTGCAGAGAAGCCAGCGGTAACGATGGCTGACCGGATTCCGCTGGATCAGCGCGACGTTCCGTCGACTGCCGATGATCTCAAGTCGAAGCCTGCGGAGCCAGGCGTAAACAAGATGTTTGCGCCCGATTTCACCGCCAGGATTTTGCGCGATCTTCAATACCGTCAGGCTTACGGGGCCACTCACGGGCAGAGCCCCGAGGCCCTGAAGGCTGACTATGAGCGAACGATGGCCGCGCTAGGTGAAGTCCAGAGCACCTTCCAGCAGTACGACGACAGGAGGCGAGCGAAGGCCGCCGGTCTTGTCCACAACAACGGTCTTGTAGAGAGATCCCTCCCCATCGACGAGAACGGAAAGTTCCTGGCAGGAGCCGGAAGTATGACCGATGAAAGGGGGAAGATTACGAACCTCCCAGAACTCGGGGAAGGGACCAAAGGATTTGACCAGAGGGGAAGGGCCTCGATGATTTATCACCCGCAACCCGGCGTCACCGTTTACAAGCCTCTCAGCAACCAGGTCACCGGACCGGTGGATACCGAGGCTATGGCTCGTCAGGCGTTGGATGATCGGAAGACTCAGGAGCAGGCCCGTGCGATTGATCTCGCGGTGGCCCAGCAATCCGGCGACAAGGTCATGGAGAAGGCCATTCTCGATGGCACCTACAACCCGAGTGCCAAGGGCACGATTAGCGGCGTACCCGCCCAGAAGTACCTCGAGGATAATTCACTCCTAATGTACGATCGCGGTCTCACCGATCCTGATAGCCCTGCAGGGCAAATTAACCAAGCCATCAACCAGAGAATACGAAACAACCAGAGCTTTGGGGACCTCCTGCAGAAACTTAGTGCTGCCGCTGCCGCGCCAGGCTTCAACCGTTCGGACGTCGTCCTGCGACCCGGACCCGATGCCTCCAAGTTCAAGGGGCTCGTGGAGCAGGGTAACATCGACCTCGGAAACCGCCCCATCTTGAGGAACGCGGACGGTACCGTCTCCACGGTGAAGTCCATCTCCATCCGCGAGGGCGAGGGCAAGGATGCTCGCGAGATCCTCATTCCGACCGTTGCCACCGACGAGAATGGCAACCCGGTCGAGCTGTCCCAGCAGGAGGCCATCAACCGGTACCACACCACCGGAGAGCACCTCGGAAAATTCAAGTCTTCGGCGGAAGCCGATGCTTACGCCCAGGCACTGCACGAAAGCCAGGCCAAGTACTACAGGGGCGCAGAAAACTACACCAGCGACGGCATTCCTCAGGTTGAAGCCACCCCCGAGAGCGCGGCCAAGTACGCGGCCGAACGTCGGCAGGTTCAGCAGGCCCTTTCCCCGCTCCCGTCCCGCGAGCAGATGGAGGCCGGGTTCAGCGTCCCAAACACCAGGTACTCGATGGGCAGGTTCGCCAACTCTCCCGGCCAGACGCCCGTGAACGGTAGTGTGAAGCTACCCGGCATCAAGTCTTTCACCGATCAGCTCCGTACCCAACAGCAGGCCGAGCAGGCCCGCTGGGCCCAGATCAACGCCCAGAAGCAGATGGAAGAGGCCATGAAGCCGATTCCTGATAACGATCCGATGCGCACCGCCAAGATCGCACGTGATAGAGGAGAAGCCGCCAGAGCCATTGCCATTTCCAAGGGCGAAGACCCGAATGACGAGCAGGTGTTGGCGAAGTACCTTCCCGATCCGACGGGTATGGCCGCGAATGACCGTACCCGCGAGTTGAATGCGATGGCCCTGCAGCACCTCCGTGGCGACTCGTTAGAGAACGTCGTTCGTACCGCGATCCTCAACAACGCTAGCGGAAGCCGGTATGACCAGAGGCAGAACGTGAAAACCGCCGATCTCATCAAGGACACCTCGGCCGTAGATGCCCGCGACGCCGCGATTGATTCGGCCAAGGAGCGTCAGGACGCCCGCAAGGACAAGGAGGAAGCTCGCGAAGGCGAGAAAGCTCAGAAGCGTATCAACAATCTTACCCGCAGGCAGGATGACGCCAAAAAAGCCGTGGAGGCAATCACCAAGGAGATGGCGGCCCTCCGGGAAAAGAGCCTCGACGGGAAGACCCCTGGGGCGAAGAAGTCCCTGGACGAACTGGAGGCCCAGAGAGTCAAGCGACAGGCGGAGGTCGACGACCTCCAGAAGCGTTTGAACAAGGAGGAAGGGGTTGACGATGAGGTGAAAACCGAGCAGGCTGGGAATATTACACCGCAACCCAAAGGCGAACCCCTTCCGCCCGTAGACCAGCTTAAAAATGGCGTAGTCTACACCAACGCAAACGGGGTGAAGGCCAGATGGGATGCGAAACTAAAACAGCTTATCCCTCTCTAACGGCCGAAAACAATGAGCGACGCGAACGGATTGTCTTACGAAGACTTCAAGAATCTAAAGCCGAAGGAAAACACAGCGGGGTTATCGTACGAGGAATTTGAAAAGCTGGGCGCTCCGACCCCGGAGAAGGCCGAAGCCCCCCATTCTTCCACAGGCGGGGCGTTCGCGCATGAAGCGGCACGAAGCATCCTGCCCGGTCTTGGTGGTATCGCGTCCGGTGCGGCAGCTGGTTTTGGTGTCGGTCTTTTAGCGGGTCCCGCTGCTCCGATCGTCGCCCCCATCGCCGCTATTGGCGGAGGTATCCTGGGCGGGCTCGGTGTTCGTAAGGCCCAAGACGCAATCGCAGATAAGGTGGCCCCCGACTCGTTCATGGGTACCAAGCAAGCCGAGCAAGAAGCCGAAGAGCATCCCTGGGCCACGTTCGGTGGCGGTCTGGTCGGAATGGGTAGGCCCAGCGCATCCGCGCTTTCGGGTGGCGTGAAAGCATTTGGCACGGCTGCCGGGCGACAGGGTATCAAGACAGTCCTCGGAGCTGCCGCTAAGAAGGGAGGGCTTGCTGAACTTCAGGAAGCAGCGGTTGTGGGAGGGGCAAAAGGCGAAGCCGCCAAGCAAGCCCTCGAACATTTTGGGCATGGGCTTGGATCTGCGGCTGGCGTCGGAGCGATGACTGGCATGGGAATCGCCGAGGGAGAAGATCCCCTCACGGCGACCGCCAAGGGCGTGGCCGGGTTGGCAATAAAACCGTACGTCGGACCCGGAGGTGTGTATGATCCCTTCAAGCCAAAGGGGGGAGCCAAAGGCAGGAAAACATCCGAACGCGAAACCGAATCTACTGGCTCCGCAGAAGGAACCGAGACTGAAAACACCACCCTTTCCCAGGACGAGCAGGACTCGCTTAACAAGGCGATGGGCAAGGTTCCGGCGGACGACCCCGCCGTCAAGGCCTCCACTGACAAGGCGGTGGCAAGCGCAACCGAAGCTGGCATGACCGAAACGGTCGCCGCTTTGGAGGAAGCTGCCAACACCCCCGTTACTCCCAAGACCAATGCAAAAGACGAGACGGCACCACAACAACCAGGGCTACCGGCAGATCAAGCGACGGAAGACGTTGCAGCAGGTAGCACGGATAGCCAGACGCCTGCGGATACCTCTAGGCAGCCCGAGGTCGTAGCCCCCGAAGAGCAGCTGGAACTTTCCATCCCGGGCCTGCCCGAGGCCGCAGAGGCGCAGACTGTCGCGGGAACCTCCATCGAGCCCGCACTGCAGAACAACCCGAATCAACTTGAGCTTGGCCTTGAAACGCCAGCCCAGGAACAACCAATTCAACCCAATGAAACCCAAATCCCCCAAGAGCCCGCTCCAGAAAGCATTGCAACCGAGTCGACAGCCGACAGCGAACCAGTCCCGCCTGAGCCGAATGTCGCAGAAGCCGACGTGCTGCCAGGAGTGCCGGATGAAGAGCAAGTAGAGGAAAGCTCCACTCGCCACCACCGGGAGAACCGCCCGCATTTCCGCGCCAAGCTGCCGGAGCTTGAGGCCCTGTCGTTCCAGGCCGCTCAAGCCGGGGACCTGGCGACTCTGGAGTCCATTCTCAACGAGGCCGAGCTTAGGTCCACCAAGGGTAAGAAGAAAGACCGAGCGGTATTCCTAGCCAACACCGTTCGTGACCAGATTGCCAAGCTCAAGCCTGCTCAAGAATCCGCGCCTGCCGGACAGGAGGTACCCCCTTTGGAAGTCACGGCACCTTCGCAAGAAGAGCCCGCCCAACCGCCTGTATCGGATGCTGGCGAACCCCCTGTTGCCTTACAAACCGAAGAACCGGTTGAGCAGCCAGTTGCTGAGAACGAGCCCGCCCCGAATGTCACGGTCAAGCTGGATCGCAAGAAAGCCAGCGACATCGCTACTTCCCTGATCGAGGGAGGAATCCGTAGCTCTGGAATCCTAGAGAGAACCGCCGAGGAGCACGGAGTGCCTGTCACTGCGGTTCAAGCGGTGAAGAAATACTTGCTCGCTGAAGCCAACGCCAAGATCGGAACCAAAGGAGTCAAGTCCATTAAGGATGTGAACTGGGACGGTATCGTCGAGTTCATGGAGAAGGGCTGGGACGACGAAAAGATCGGGGTGGGTAAAGAGTTCAAGGGGGTCGTTCCCACAAAAACGGCCGATGCAGAAAGGTGGTATCAAGAAAACCAGGCCAAGCAAAAAGCAGCCCAGGAACCCGAGTCCCCCGCCGCAGAGCAACCTGTTGAGGATACCCCGGATGCAGGGTCGCAGGGTACCAAGTCTGCCAGCGACGAGTTTACCGATGAGTTCGGCGATACTTACCGCTGGAACGAGCAGAAGCAGGATTACGAGATCATACGTAGCGAGGGGAAGGAAGAGCCTCAGGCTGAACCGCAGCAACAGGCACTCTCCGAGCAGACTTTTGATGACCTGGATGCATTCGGCGACGCAATGCTCGGGCTCGGCGGTGATTCTGATGTGATCTCCACCAAGTCAGCCGCCGCCACGCCCAATCCCGGGGAGCCAAAGAAGGTTTCTCCCAAGGAACTGCTCGGCTACGCTGCAAAGGGTGTGAGCTTGATTAAGAAGGGGGCCAAAGACTTCGGTGTTTGGAGCGAGAAGATGATCGCTCAGTTTGGGGAAGGAATCCGTCCCAGCCTTAAGGACATCTACGAGCGGGCCAGCGAATACGCTGAAGCCCAGAACCCGATCGACTCCGTTCGCAAGGATCTTGCCGACCTGGAGCGTTGGACCAACGATCTGTCCGAGATCGAGAGTAGACTCAACAAGGGGGAGAGAATTGTTGTCCCCCGCACGGTTGACATGGACGACCCGGCCCAGTTCAGCCCGGAGATTACTTTCGAGACCGACCCCAAAACTAAGGAGCTTGTTGTCACCGGACCAAAAGGCCCGTTTGATGCTTTCAAGGAATCCCAGGGCCTCTTCCCGAGGGGGCAGAAGGGGGCTTTCTCCAACAGCCAGATTGCCGATTTCATTAACAAGTATCTCAAGTGGGAAAATGTCCGGAACGCTAAGGGCCAGCTCCGCAAGATTGACGAACGGGCCGTCAGCACGCACACCAAGCGTGCGGAGTCTCCGATGCCGAACGACAACCTGGAAAACGCGCTGAGATGGTACAAGCTCAACGTCGAACGCAAGACCAAGGCTGACCGAATCTACGAGCAGACCACGCGTCTTACCTCGGACGCGATCCAGGCTGAAGGTGAGCAGGCCTTTAGGGAGGCTCAAGAATCTGTACCTGAAGGTTCCCGAGAGGCATTTGACGCTATCTGGACCAAGATCAGCAACTACCTGGTTACAAAGTTGGGTGGAACTATTGAGCGTCCGCTTACGGAAAAACAAGAGAAAGCACGTCGCGCCAAACTCAAGGCGCAAACCGTAGAGGGTGAGCTTGCAGCCCAGGAACTTAAGGAGCAGAAGGAGGCCGAGCGGAACCAGGGTCCCGTCCTGCCGAGTGAAGCGGAACGTGACGCGGTAAGCCGCCCCACTGAGATAGACGAAGAACTTTCTGAGACGGACGAAGAGCCGGTGGATCGTACGATCTCGAAGGTACGCAGGTATTCCGCAAACAAGGACTACAACGGATATCTTCCAGACGAGCTGGAAGCCATGCGGTGGTTTACGCTCGGTAAGGTGATGACCAAGGTCGCGGCCGAGCTTCGGGGCGAACCCGGTACTCTTATCCAAAAGCTCCAGACCAAGGGTCTTCACTCTGTTATTAACCGAGACGCGCTTCTCAAGGCTCGTCAGGAAATCACTAAGATGCGGGAGCGGCAGGAAGAGGGGGGTACCACCACCCAGTCGGCCAACGCCAAGCGCGGTGAGTCCAACGAGGAACTCCAGGATTTCTTGCCCGATAGCGGTCAGGCACCGGAAGATAGCGAAAGCGTTTTCAAGGCTAAAGAAGATCGCGAACTGGGAGACGGGGAGGACGATAGTGTCGATGGCCTTAGCGAGCAGTCCCGGAAAGCCGCTCTGTCCCGACTTAATGCTCCCGGTACCCCCGCCCTGGACCGTGCCGCCCTGATTTACAATCTTCTGGAATACGGAGCCCTGTTGCCGCAGGAAATGGCCCGGTACGCGGAAATGTTGAAGAAGGTACCCGCTGAAATCGTCCGCCGTGCACGTGATCTCGTCCATAACCTCGGGTTTTCTGTCGAGGACATTATTGCCGGAAAACACGAAACCCAGGAACTGGGCACCAAGGCTACCCGACTTCGTAAGATCCGTACCCAGGGTGAGGCTCCGTTTGACGCTCACGACTTCGTTGAGAAGAAAGCCGCCGAAATGTATCCGGGCGTTGAGTTCTTTGCCGATCCCGACATGAATGAGGGGCTGTCGTCTAAGGAGGCGGTCGGCTCCATGGAGGCGTGGGCCAACACCCGTACCAATGAATTCGGGGTTACCTTCGACCCCGATGTTCTTAACGGGATGATCCGTGGACTGTCCCCCGAAAGAGCAGAGGCCCTTCTGCTTAAAACCATGGACGAGGAGATTACCCACATCTCCAGCATGGTTAACGCGGACGGAAAGTTTGACAAAGCAGCCATGGCTCGTACCCAGCATCTTGGGGAAAACATGTCCATGGCCAAGAAGCTGAAGACCGCGCGGTTCTACCTCGGCAAGGGGGCCACTGAGGAGCAGATTAAAGCGTTCCTCAGCGATCCGCTCGTGGTGGGATGGGAGTACACCCGTATGATGTACCAGATGATGCGTACAGGCCGAACCACGGAGGTGCTTCGTGACATGGAGCAGAATCCGTCGCTTCGCCAAACGCTGATGGGGTACCTCAAGAATGTGGCTCGCTGGATTAAGGCCAGGTTGGCGCAGGCCACTGACCCGATTCTGCAGCGTCAGCTCCGGTTCATCGACGAAAGCTACTCTCTCCTGTCTTCCGGCGAGATGGGTTCGGAGTCGGTTCCGTTTGAGGGAGGAGAACTCTCCACACGCGCTGCGGCCGGAGAGAAAATAAGCACTTCTGGTATCAACGACGAGCTACCCGAAAACGAAAGAATTTCCTACCGCGAGTGGTCGGCCGATGAGGCCAGCAACACCGCAAATCGTCTATACGATAACGCGACCGACAAGGGCGCTCTCTACCAGAGCTTGTTTAGCTCCATGGACGATACCGATCCGGTTGTGAAACTGCACCTGGCCAACCGGTTCCGCAACGAGTTCAAGGATTTGGTGGCCCAAGTCAACGACAAAGAGGCGGCGGGAGAGCGTCTGAGCATCGAGGATCGTACAGCCCGCAATGACGCGAAGGACCGCAAAGACATGCTCGACAAGTATATGGTGGACACGACCAGCAAAGTTGCTCAGGTCACCCGCCATAGCGCCCTGCTACGGGATAACCCCGAGGCAATGAACGTGCAGGCCTACATCAAGTCGTTCCTGGGCAAAACCCCGGCTGATCTGGCCAAGGACAAGGGTTTCAATCTCCGTGGGTTCTACCAAGGCCTCCGGGAAATCAAGCAAAAGGTAGCCGGTGTCACCATGAAGGCGGCAGAGCCCTTCCTCAGCAAGGCGGGCATCACGGACCCCGAGCAACTGGCTAAACTGGAGTCGATTCTCGCACATCCGGACACCACGTTTGCCGATGTCGAGGGCAGCCTGGGCTCACTGTTACCCGAGTCCAATGCAGCCAAGACCAGGGCACTCGCGGAACAGGTTTACAGGCTCTATGCCAACGCTTCTGAGGAGATCGGCAAATCGGATCTGGCCAAGGTCATATCTAACGCGCTGCAAAACCAGCAGTTACGCGGCACAGGGGACGAGTTTATCAAGAAGCTCAACAAGTTCCTCAAGATCGGGAAGTTTGACGAGGACCAGATCAACGACACCGTGCTAAAGACGCTTGGTATCAACGGCTACGACACTGCCTTCATCAAGCAGGTTCGCAAAGACATCGATCGTCTGGCTTCCCTGCCGGAGGGTGAGCTTCGCAACCGCGCTTCCTTGGATATCCTGCAGAACGTGCGGAAGAGGTTCATGGCGCAGGTCTTGAAAGATTGGACCAATCCGGAAAACAGGAAGCATGTAGGTGACCTTCTGATCGCGGCGTGGCAGGCTGGTGTCCTTAGCGGCCCACCGACCATGGGCGTCAACCTTCTGGGGTCTGCTGTAAGCGTTGCCGTGGAATCCACAATGGACGCGGTTGGGTACGCCCTCAAAACCCGCGATGTCAGGTATTTTGCGGACGTGTTCCGTGGATTTATGTCGGCTCTTGGTGGGACCAAAGGCGGGATGTCTTCGGCCGCTATGCGCGAGTTTACCTCCGCCATTCGTGGAGAAGGAACAAAGTATCGGAATTCCGTTTTGGAAGAAGCGCCCCATTTGGAGAATATTGACCCCAAGCAACTGGAGGGTGCGCTCAAGGCATTCGCTACCCACGCACATAGGCTGCGCTGGGTTGGCCGGTTAATGGGTGCGCTGGACGCGGTCAACATGACCGCCGCCGACGAGGCGCAACAGCGCATGGCCATCCGGCATCTCCTCACCGAAAAAAGGCTTCCGGCCAACGAGATCAAGGAACAGATGCGCAAGGTCTTTGATCCTGATGAAACCGAGGTAAAGTCTTTGCGCGATAGGGCCAGGACCGAGGTTGACGCTGCCCTGCCGGACAAGAGCCCGGAGGAGCGGAACCGATGGGTCGAACGCCGCACCAGAGAACTCCTCAACTTGGAGCGGGAGAAGATTATGAAGGGTGTGACTACCCAGAGCCGCGCTGCTGCCGAGCACTACACGTACAACGATCAGGCAACCGGCCTGATTGGTAAATTCGTGGTGGGGCTGACGGGTTCTGTGAACAAGAACCTACCGGCCGCCAAGCTGATCTTCCCGTTCATGAATACCCTGGCGAATATCATGAACCAGACCCTGGATTATACCCCTTACGGGTTTGCCAGGGCGGCCAACAAGACCTACTCGCAGCGCAACTTTAAGCGTACCGACCGGTTTGCACCCAGAAAGTTCCAGGAAGGGAGCCCGGAGCAACTGGCGGAACAGGCCAAGGCTACGCTAGGAACGGTCGCACTGCTCGCGATTACCTACATGGCTTATCGCGGGTACGAGGATGAACAGGAAGGGAAGGACCCTTACTTCACTGTAACCGGAGCGGGCCCTAAAGACCCGGCGGACAAGCAGCAATTGGTCGAGACTCGAGGATGGCAGGCCAACTCGATCAAGATTGGAAAAATGTGGTATCGTTACACGGACGCACCAGTACTCGGGATTCCGCTTGGCGCGATCGGCACGTTGTTTGACACCCTCCGGTACAAGAAGGATGAGCAGACTAATTATGAGGTTGCCCAGGCGATGGCGATCAGCGCGATTACGACCGTGTTTGATAAGAACCTGCTTCAGGGTGCAACTAATCTGTTTAACACCATGCAGGGTTCCAGCACCCAGGCACAAACCAACGCGCTTGGACGCTTGACTGGAGGGGTCATTGGGGGCTTTACCAACCCCGGATTGACTCGCTGGGCCCGCAATACCCTTGCCATGGATAAAGAGGGTATGGTTAACCGGCAGGATCAGTCAGGGCTGCAGGGTTGGATGTACTCGCTGGTGCCGTTCTCGATTGGGTACAACACTCCCGCTCTCAACACGCTGGGAGAGCCGATCAAGCAGCCGTGGTACTCTGCCACAACGCGGCGTCTGAATGACTTTAGCAACATTCCGCCGCATCCGATTATCACCCCGCTGGTGCAGGCAGGATTGATGCTTCCCAACCCGAGCAAGTCTACTGAGTTCCGGTACATCGATCCACAGACTACGGAGGTCAAGAAATCTAAGACCGGCAAATATCCCGAGATCATGCGCCGGTTTGTGGAGCTTCGCGGTGAGGCCATGAAGGAGATGCTTACCCCCGAGACAGTCCAGGGCTTGCAGGAGATGGCAAAACAAGACAAGAACTTAGCGCAGCAGTACTTGGATTCTAAGATCGGCGGGCGCGCACGTGACTACGCGGTCAAGATGATCGAGTCCGAGCTGATGGACGGAAAACTGCACCTCGGCTAATTCCGGACCTTCCAAAAAAGCCAGATGATCGCCGCTATGGTCAAAGGAACCCCGAAGGTCCAGATAAACAGCAGCCCCAGGAGAAACACCGGTGCTGCCAGGATGCCGCATAGGATGGCTGACGCCGTGTTCATGCGCTTCTGGGCGGGGGTTAATGAGGTGGGTATGTATCCGCCGAACTCTTCCAATTCCTTGTGTTTGAGGTAGCATTTCATAATGAGGTACGTGTTAAACAGCTTGATGGTTGAGCCGCCCGGCGGATGGAGATGGAAATGCTCCGTCCACGGGGTGACGTTTAAGGGTGAGTTTTTTCCCGAGCTTCTTGAGAAGGTGACGGGGTACCTTGTGGCCAATAAGATGGGGATGCCCAAGAACTTGGCTGCATGGTTGCAGGACGAGATGTGCAGACAGAACGGTTGGGGGCCGGAGACCTGCCACTCATTCGAGTAACCGCAGGGTAGCGCAGGCAACTTCGAGGGTTGGGAAAGGGCCGTACTCTTCCTTGGTATCCCGATCCCGTACGTAATAGGATATGCCTTCCCCAGGTAAGTGGGGTTTCCTCAAAATGTGAAACCTCATCAACCCCCTGCGGGGCGGCTTTGGTACAGGGGTTCCCATGGCTATTGGAGTAGGCGGGCTGCGGCTTTTGCCGCGCCTTCCCCGCTGGAGATTAAGATATTCCGTAACTGTTCGGCTGTACGCGGGGAGTCGATGCCGGTGATTATGGGTCTGTCGATGGGGTCCAGGAATGAATTATCTATTCTCTCGACGATCGCCAATTGGGGATCACCTACTACGGACCAATTCATAATCGAGGTTCCCGCCTTGAAATAGCCCTCCAGTCCATTCCGGCGGTTCCTCATTTTACAGAGTTTGATCAATATATACTGTTTCATTGCATGAGTCGGATCATGGCTTCCCCAGCCTTGAGGCCGCCTTCCTCGATGACGTTCATCAAGGTATCGGCAAGCTCGCGGGTTTGATATGAGACCAGGGTCTCTGCGAAGTGATTGGAATTAATTAGGTTTGTTTTTGATTTTTTATACCGGTGAACTACGATATACGACGGCTCCACGCGATCGCGGTTAATCTGGTAGCAATCCACAGAGCCCTCGGGTTCGTCGTCGTAGGTATGTGACATCCCTAGAAATATCCTACGCAGGCATTTCCAAGTGTCGGGGTAATAGGGGTTGGTGATGGTATAGGGTTCTTTCATTGCATTAATCGTAATACGCCCTCGGCCAGCTTCTTGTTGGGCCAGACCGACAGCAGTTTCCGTTCGTCGGAGTCCCAGATGCCGTAGACAAAACCGCCAGGGTTGCTGGGCTTCACGAGTTCACCGCGCAGGAGGTGCTTCGCACCAGTCTGACATGCCGTGTATAGCGGAGTGCCGTTCATGGTGCCGTGGTACATCTGGCGGATCAGGTAACGCGACCTCGGGGCTATCTGTTTTACCCAGGGGGATTGGTTGGCGTAAGCCGCCGCGAGCCTTGCGTTCAGCGCATTGGTGCTCTGTGAAAGTAAGTCGAGGAGAGCTTGGTCTTTAAGGTGTCGTCGGGAGTTCATCGTAGTAGCCGGATCATTGCCCTGGCGTGGATAAGGCCGCACTGCTCGGCGACCCGCTTGAAGCGTTCGGCGTCTTCACGGGTTTTGAAATTTCCTAGGTTCTCTAACCCTTTGTCGGATGACATGATGAGGCAGTGATCTTGTCCTTTGTGATTGGGGTTGTGACCACTCATCACGATATATTTACACGTCATTGTAGTAGTCGGATGAGAGCTTGTAGGTTGGCGTGGCCGACATCTTCGACCACCTTCTTGACGCGGTGAGCCTGCTCCATGTCGTCGAAGGTATGGAGCGTGGTCCAGCCGCTGGCGTTACCCTTGTCGTTCAGCATGAGGTGGTAGACAGGGCGCATTTGTTTGTGCTTCTCCCAGTCCTCCCACACCGAGTAGCAGGGCGGCAGGGTTAGGCTCATTGCAGTAGTCGGGCTGCGGCCTTGGCAACTTCCAGACCTTTCTCGTTGGCGAGTTTGGCCAGTTGCTTTGCTCCCTCTAAATCGAGGGTATCCGAGCCATCAATAACGAGCACGCCCGGATCAGGGGTGCCATCTAGTATCAGCGCATATCGAGAGACTGCATGATAACCCTTGTCGTGGTGGTAATATACGTAACTCTTCTGGAGGCTGTTCCACCCAGCAACGGCGTTGTGCATAGCGGCACCAAGAGAGACGATGGAGGTAGTGCTCATTGCGTGAGTCGCGCCTTGGCGATCATTACTGGCAAATCTGCCAGCATCTTCTCGTGCATGGCGATGGCATTGGCACGGGGTCCGCCGCAGCGTTCGCAGTGGTCGCAGAGACTGGTGGGTCCGAAGACCATAGTTTCCCAGATCAAAGGTTCACCGGTCTCCTCGTAGTTGTGGTCGAGACCGAGGAAGACGGTGCTGACCTCGTGGCCTAAGACTTCCGTCTTAGACACGACTCGGTCTAGCTTCTCGAACCCTTCGGCCCACTCCAGGACATTGCTGACGGGCCTGGGTTCCCCGTGCTCGTCGAGAGCGTAGTGGCGGGGGCGGTCCATTAGCGGTCGCGGCTGGTTTCAACCGTGATATCGGGGGTCACCAGGTAGGTGCTCTTTTTACCGTCGTCGCCGGTGACGACGCCGAGGCCCTCGCGGCCAGTAATGATGTAGGAGTGACCGTGACGCTCGCCATTTGCGTCGATGGTGTAGTATCGGCCGACCCGGACGTCGTCGTCGTCCTTGTCTTTGTTTTTGTCACCGGCGTGCAGGGTTGCAGGGATGCAGGGTAGCAGTAGAGCTAGTAGAATGGTCGGTTTCATAGGTGTTTAAGAATTGTGCTCGTCTCTCCGAGCGGTCACGCCTGGGACCCGGCGTTCGGTTGGGGTTCAGCTTTGGGTGGGTACGTCGGCGAAGACCCGAATCTGAAAGTAACCAGAGTCGGGTTGGGTGCCGTCGCCCTTGAGCGTGTCCTCCTTGTAGAGCACCTGAAATCCATGGACTCCGAGTGCCTTGGCAAGGTGGTTGAGCTGGCGGGTGATTGCCCTGGCGTAGGTGTCACCAGCCTTCGTGGGAAGGAAGGTGTGGCACCGGTAGACCGGGGCCTCGACACCGGCGAGCTTGCCGCCTTCCTCGGCTTTTAGGATGGCTTGCGCCACTTCGTGCTGGAGGTCGAGGTCTTGCTTTTCCTGTTGGTCGTGGATGTCTGTACTCATGCGTTGAGAAGTGTGTCGAGGTTGTCCTGGGCTTCCGACTCGGTCTCGAACTCGAAAGCGAGGAAGACAGGTCCCTCTGGTTTGCTATAGGCGAAGTCGATCACAAGGGTGGTTCCCCTGAGAGCGACCATGCTGATGTGCTGGGTGTTGACGTGGACGTCTTTGATTTTAACGAGCATAGGTCTGTTGGGTTACGATTTCTTCCTCATCATTGACTTGTCCCCGCGATTGGCGTGGACGGATCGGACTCGGAGGTTGCTGGTGCGGGTGCTTCCGCCCCGTGATAGAGGAACCTTGTGGTCGACGTCTTTGCCACGGATGGCAGAGGCACCGACCTTCTTGGTCATCTCGGCGCGAGCCTGGTTACGTGCGGCCCGGTTCTTGATTTGCTCGGGCTTGGCGTGGTACTCGCGGTACTCTTTTTTGTAATCGCGTTTGGTTGGCATGGGGGGGGGGTTTTATTTGCAGTTCCAAGCCCGGAGGGACTTGTTGATGCGGCTGTTGGGGTCCTTCTTGGTTTTCTCGCTGGTCAGCTTGGCCTTCATGCCGGACATCCGGGCACAGAAAGACTTCCGCCTTGCAGCATCTTTTTCGGTCTTGGGCTTGGGTGCTGGTGCCTTGAGGTTGGCACCGTGCGCCTTGTTGTAAGACGCACGGCCCTTGGCATTCAGCCCGCCCTTGGGGTTCTGACCTTCCTTACGGGTCCAGGCTCCACTCATGGTTAGTCCTCCTCGATCTCGAGTTCGTAGCCAGCGCGTTCAAGGACGGTCTTGGCAAACGATACCAGTTCCTTCTCGGACATCCCATCGGCGAAGTCTACCTCGGGATCTTCCTCTTCCTCGCCGCAGGAACCGCAGTCACATTCCTCTTCGGAGGCCTCCAGGTGGAAGTTGACGGCAGTCTCTGCCAGTCGGCTGGCGGACTTTACAACCTCGCGGTGAAACTCGTCGGAGTACGAGGGGGCCTTGGGGACCGGAGTTACCGCCTCTGCCATGCTGTGGATGGCGGCGAGGAAGGTGCGGATGTACAGTTCAGTTGGTGTCATTGGGGTTTTGGGTGTGCTGGCAGGATTGGTTGATCGAACAGGTCGAGCCAGCGGCGGCCTGTGCGAAAATGATATCGGGCATGACCATGACTTTTTTGGCGTCCCCGACTACGTGAATGCGACCCGCGCACTCGGTCTCGTAAACGCCGTGGCGCGGTTTGTCCTGAAGGCTGCGACTGAGGAAGCCCATTATTTCGGCGTCCCCCTGTAGGGTTCCGGAGTCTCCGTCTAGAAAGGAGCAAACTTGATCGAGTATTTCGTCTACGCGGTCCGGGCAAACCTCCTTGAATAGAGAGTGCATGATAACTTGAGCTGATTCTGGTTTGGTCATGATGGTCTATATGGTTTAGGTTGTGGTTGCATACACCCCCGCGTCAGGGGGTGGTGATGGTTTTTCCCGTGGTTTGGGATCGAAGATACTCGTCGCAAACCTTTCGGAAACGCGTGTCAAGGTCGATAATTGCTTGCTCGGAGACGCGGGTGAACTTTTCGCCACGGCCCGGATTTACGAGCTTGATGCGCTCAAGAAGGTGTCGTTTAAGGGCGGCGTTGTTGAATAGGTTGGTCATTTTCTTTTCTTAGGGTGGGCCATGGTATGGCGGTTGCGGTTTATTGTCAATAGCGCGGTATGGGTGCGCCATGTGAATATAGTTGACCGGATAATCCGGGGGTTTAACTTTTTGGTTACTCGTGACAAAACTTGGTGAACAAATCATTGCTATGCGGAAGCGGGGGATGAGCTACAAAGCCATCGCCAAGGCAATTCCTTGTTCTATATCTACCGTTCATTACTTTTTGACCGACGGGGCAAAAGCCCAGGTGGTCGGACGGAACCGGAAGCGGAGGCGGCGTATCTCCCAGACCTTAAAAGAAGCCTACGGGGCGGCTTGCTCAGTCTGCGGGTACGATAAGTGCCTGGAAGCTTTGGAGTTCGATCACATCGATCCGAAGGACAAGGTGATGGCTGTAAGCGACATGAGGGGGTACCTGCACAAGGCAACCGCTGAAGCCGCCAAGTGTCTTTTACTTTGCTGCCGGTGCCACCGGGAACGCCACGCGGGGTTGCTGGACATCGGAGCTTACCTGGAGCCAACCTTATGAAACCCAAGAAATTCCTCATCGAACCGTACAAAGACGCCCTGTTCCTGTTCTGCCCGTGCAGCAAGGAAGAGGCTCTGGCGTGGGCCAAGCGCAAGAAGATAGATGGTGAGCTGGATCTGGACGGGTATGAGGGCTTCGATGCCGTGACGTATTACTCCACGGCGGGGAACTTGATCTTCATGCACCGGTTTGAGGACACCCCGGCGGGGCTGGGCATCCTTGTCCATGAGCTGTGCCACGCTACCTTCAACGTGCTCAACGCCAAGGGAGTCAAGGAGGAGGCCGGTACCGAGGAGGCGGCGGCTTACCTGCTGGACAACATGGTGGAGAAATGCGTGAAGTATCTCAGGGCTCAGGCTAAGAAAGCAGCCGAAGGTGTGCCTTTAGTAGACGCTCTTCCTCTTCGGACAGATCCCACAGATAATCCGTATTCAGGAGTTCGGGGTTGAAACCACGTCTTGTAGCCCGGTATAGCGTGGAGTCCCCACGTATTCGGAAGGTTACGACGGGTTGGCCCATCTCTCGGGATAATTTTTCGTAATACTGGATGTTGTGTATGGTGGTCATGAGAGCAGCCGAAGGTGTGCCGTCAGGAGGGACCGCTCTTCCTCCGTCAGAGGTGGGCACGAATAGTTGAGCTGAAGGGTGCGCCCCCGTTTACCCAACCAGCAGTAGTGCCGGAATGGAGTTTCTCCCGGGTACATTAGGTCGTCTTCCAACTCGAAGCCAAGAGTGAACCCGAGGTCGGGGTAATCCCTCCAGGGTTTTAGGTCTTTGATTCTCATTCTGGTCGGGTGAGCCAGGCGGGTTCGTCTTTACGCTTCAACTTCGGCGGCAGTTTCTCCTCGTGCAGACATTTCCGGATGTCGTTAAGCAGCGTCTTGGCCCGTGCGCGAGTGATGGCCGTATACCCGCCATGTCCCGCGTGATCGGATTGTTTGAGCGCAAAGGTGAGGCAGTCGGCGACTTCCTTTAATAATATTTTAGGGTTCATATAATGTTAGGGGTTGACTTACTTCTGCATTTTAAGATACCAGCGCGGCCAGTTCGCGTTGCAGCTTTTCAATCTCATCTGCTGCTACAATCAGTGACTCGTGCGCGATAAAAAGCTCATCGCTGATTTTTCCTTTCTTTCTGAGGGCTGAGTTCCAAAGTCCCTGTGCTAACGATTGCACGCCGCTTGGTCGTCTTGCGGCGTGGGTTTTGGATTGAAGTGCAGCCTCGTGGCTCGGGTAGAAATCCTTGCTTGTTGTTTTTTTCATTTTGTTAGTTTTGATAAGAGTTCTGAATATTCTTCTCTCAAAGATTGCATGACCTGTGCCCTGGAGGCTGATTTGCAGTATTTCTTAAGAAGGTCATGCAGGTTACGGTTTTCCGCCCAAGCCTTCTGGCGGGCCTCGCGCTCGCGGCATAGGTCGGATCTTATATTTCCGGGTAAAAAGCGCAGTGTGCCGCATACCCATCCGTCGTTGGGCATACCGCCGCGACGATTAGATATGGTTTGGTCTTCAGCCCCGCAGTGAGGGCAGTTTGTGGAGTCGGGTGTCTGTGGTTGGTTCATTTGGTCGGCTTGTTGCGGTAGTGCCGCACACGAAAACCTTGAACAGGTTCGGCGTGGTCGGCGTCTTGGATGTGGGTGAACTGAACCAGCGAAGAATCCGCTTCTTCGCTTTCGTTGAGAAGTTTCTGGATGTACTCGGCGAGCCGGACACCCAGATTTTCGTCGATGTTTTTCCCTCCGGGAATCCGGAAGGGGACGGTGTCCTGCACTTGGTCGTAGTTCTCGGTAGTCATTTGAGTAACCTCCCCGTGTAGTAGTGATAGACCGCCTTGAACGCCTTGGCCATGTTCTCCTTGTCTTCGGGAAAGGCGTGAGGGTCTGGGTCCACCTTGAGTTGTCGGTATGCTTCCTTGATGGATGCAGCGACGATCTGATCCTCTTGGTAGCCGTCGATCTCTAAGCTAAGTGCTAGGGGTTGATTGTGTTTGCGTTTCATCGTATTCCGTAGGTTTTGAGCAGGTAGTCGTTTGGCTTCTGCGCGAGTTTCTGTTTTTGCTGCTTCCGGTATTCCGCCTTGGCCTCATTGAGGGCCTGGCGTTCCTGTGCCTTGCGGCAGTAGTCCTCGAACTCGTCGACAGGAATCCAGGTCTCGGTGCGGCAGCCGTCTTTGCGGACATAAGACTGGTAGGCATAGAACCGGAACTTGCCACACTCCGACAGATCGCCGCGCTTAAGTTTGCGTCGGCGTCTGGCGTAGGTGGCAAGCCCGATCTCAGCCAACTCATCTAGGAAGGCTGACCAATCCGAGGCGGTCTTGGGTGTCTCGGCTACGTTGCGTAGCGCATCAGCCACCCGGTCAATGAACTTCTCGGATAGCTGAATCCTCATTGCTCGGTTTCAGTGGGGCCGGTCACGATGAGCTTCCAAGCAACGCGGAGGGACATCCGGATGTTGGAGAGCAGGGAATCAGAGTGCGGGACTACAAGGTACCAGGGCTGCTTGGTCGGTTCGGGGTGGGACTCGATGGCCTTGGCTAACTTGGAGTTCCGCCTGCGCTTTGCCTGGGCGTTGATCTTCCTGCGGTTCTTGCGGTAATACTCTCGGGCGTACTCGTTGCGGCGAATACGCTGGAGGTCTGCGGTGCGTTCGTAGGTTACGATTTCAGGGGTCATGTGGGTATGGGGTTGGGGTTGAGGTTACTGGGTGAGTCGGTTGGCGGCGTTGATGGTGTTGAGGCGGACGTCCGCCAGACCTATAATTAACCGGTTCCTAGTGGAGCGAAGGTGGTTGAGGTACTGGTAGGGAGCGTCTCTGTCGTATGTGCTACGGACTGATTCGATGGTTATGGGCAGAAGCTTTGTTTCTGATTCAATGGCCTTGTCGATTTCAGCCAGCAGATCCTTGTCGTCTTGGGTAATCATAGGCGTTTGGTATTAGTTGTGGGTGAGTCGGTGTATGGCGCGGACTTGTTTGAGGATCTCCTCGTCCTCGGTGGCCACTTCGTTTTCAGAGTTGGCTGCCCAGGTTACGGGATGGCTTGTCTTCACCAGTTTATTGGGGCAGATCGCCCATTCGGTGAAATAAACGCACTTCCTACCATCCAACAGGAAGTAGGAGAATTCGTCGTCGCACCCTTCTGGGGTGGGTACCGATTCAAGCCGTGGCTTCTTCATGGTCGTTCTAGGGTGGCAGTATGTTACACCCCCCGCGCAACAGCGTCCACTTTCTTATATGAATTGCCGTGCGCGGGGAATCCGATGATGAACTTGCGGTCCGCCTTCTGGCAGAGGGCGCAGGTCTTGCAGTTGATCACCTCACTGCGGGCAGCGGGGCACACGACAACCTTGCGTCCGGCCGGTGTGGTGCAGGATCGCAGGTTGACATGGTCGCTGGGTAGCACGGTGACAACGGGCTGGCCGTGTTTAGACAACTCGTCCGCGTGCTCCAGGGAGTTTGCGGACAGGTTGACCGTGAAGCCGAACGTATTGGCGGCCGTGATGGCGTAGAGGTTCTCGTGGGTGGGCGGCTTGTGGGTGTACGTGAATCCCCGCTTGCCGTGGTTGGCCGCGATGATGCGGGACAGGGAACGAAGGTCGATCTTGTCCCCGTCACCTGGCAGGTCTCCAGCTTGGTTATGACGCCATAGGGTGTTCTCGGGAAAGGCAGCGATTACGTTGCAGAATTCCTTTAGGGACATGCCGCGACTGCCGTCCGAAACGGAGTCCCAATGCAACCACAAGGGACCACCATCTGCGTAACACCCATTTCTTTGAAACGGACACGCTGGAGGGCAGGTGTTGCTGCCCGACGTCGAGACTGGAATGGGGCCCGTCTTCTTGTTGGAGGACTTCTTGGTTATGTGGTAGTAGGTGTTCATTGATTTTCTTAAGGGTTCGTCGTTGGTAGGCGCGACGTTGCTTACGCCGCAGCTCGCGGTGAGCTTTGACGTCGCGCCACGTTGTGGATTGATTATGACTCACGGGCTGCAAGCATGGCGTCGGCGAGCCCGTATGATAGAGACGCTATTCTACTGGGGCCTTCGGGGCTGAATTCGTCATTGAGCAGCATGTTCTGCATGGCCCGGACTGCGACGTAGTCGCGGAACGACATGCCCGAGTTGCTGGGTTGCGGGTTAAACATTCCGCCGCCGTCGAACCCTGGGAAGGGGAAAGCGGGGAAGTTGGGCGCTGAGGATTGGATGCGGTTGTTCATATGGTTGGGTTATAGGTTAGTAAGCGTATCCGTAGAACGCCCGGTTATATCCGTAGTCGTTCTTTGATACTCGAAAGGTTCGGGTGGTGCGCTTCTCCGTCAAGTTGTCGTAGTAGCTGGTGACTACTACCCCGTTGTCCTTGACTTCCTGGATCTCTCCGAGGTCCATGCGGTTGGCATAGAGGTCGGAACCAATGCAGGTCTCGGGGTCGATGACGGAGGGCCGAACCAGCGCCCCCTTGACTGAGATCTTCTCAACCATCGCGCCCGTGTTGGAGTCCTGGATCGTCTCGTAGACATCGAACTTGGCCTCTACCCTACTGACGTTGAAGAACGGCAGGAAGGACTCGGGGGACTCGTTGTGAATGTTGACCTCGTTGACAATGGAGCTGACGATGTCGGCGGTGATGATCTGCAGTTGGCTGATGCTGCGTATAACATCCTGACGAAGCTCCTTGTGGACAAGCTTGTCATCCACGATCTCAATGATCTGCTGCACGCTTAGGTTGCCGTAGGTCTTGAGGTAGCGGATGCGACCAGGACGTTGCAGCAGGTTGTCGTCGACGTGCAGGTTGTTGGTGGTCAGCAGGAACACCTTGCGGAAGGCCGAGTTGAGCACGCCGTCCATGATGGACAGCAACTTGGTCGGTGCTCCGTAGGACTCCCTTCCGAAGTTCTTCTCATACTCGTCAAACAGGAAGCATGTGTCCTGCTGGAACTCGTTCATGAAAGCCACCAAGTTCGGGTCGTCGTTGGCCACGAGCACGACGGGCAGCCCCATGTCAATCATGCGGTTGGCGATCTGCTCGCAGGTGACGGTCTTGCCGGTGCCCTTGACTCCGTTGAGCAGGATGCCGAGGTTCGACTTGGTGTGCTCGAAGGTTCGGGCCACGCGGTTGATGAAGTCTGTCTCAAGGCCGTAGACCTTGAATGGGAAACCAAAGCGCTCGGCTTGGGTCTCCAGATACAGCTCACCGTTCATGGGGTTCTTGTGGATGGTGTAGATGGCCGCGGGCAGATTCTCGGTGTTGTTGGAGACGCTGCGGACACAGAAGGTGGAACCGCTTTGGCTCCAGTTGTTGCGGTTGGCGTTGGACATATTAAGGGTGGGGTTTTAATTAGGTTATGGGTTAGACTTTCAGCAGGCGGGCACGGGCTTCCTTGGCCCGTGACTTCTTGATGTCGGCGATGGCGGCCTCACGGGTTGCGCCCCATCCGGTAAGAGGCGTCTGGCCTTTGCGCGTGATGAAGGCGGCGTAGCCTTGATCTTCCTTGATGGTGACGTCGTCTTTCTTGGCGGAGAACTTGGCGCGGTGAACTTGGTAGATCCTGGCCTCTCCGTCGCCCTTGACGGGTTCGCAGGCGAGGGGGAAGAACTTGTACTCGAACGCCTTGGCCACGTCGGTCGCGCCGGTCTGCACCCAGCGGCGGGGGACGACGGCCTCGATGTCGACGGTCCACTGGGAGGTGTGCCACCGTTGATGATACCGTTTGACTAGGAGACGTGGGTGCTGGGCGTCGTCGAACTCGATGTTCTCTCTGCCGTAATTGGCTGCTTCGAGATGGGCCTTGAGCGTCTCCGCGACCTTCCGCTCGCGGGCGTGTTGGTAAAGCTTGAGGCGCTTGGGCAGCGGGTCGGAGTCAACCACTCTGCGGCGCGGGTCAAACTGAAGGTCCGGTTTGAAGGTGGGGTTCCTCGGAGTTGCGAGCCCCGAGTGCACGATGGCATCGCGGTCGGACAGGCGGCAGGAACGGATGGTGTTAATGCACTCGTGGAGGTCTTCGTAGAGGTCGACGTTCTCGACGAGAACGTGGAAGGTGCGAAGGCCGAGGGTCTCGCGGATGGTCTCAAGCTTCTGCAAGGCTTCAAGAGTGTTTTCGTGCATGCGGTCTCGGTAAGACCAACCGTCGTGGCTGGTCTCAGGGATAAGGATGTTGGTGAAGTTGTGTGGCATGGTGGGTATTGAGTATGGGGTTATTGGTGTGGGTTATTGGAGGAGGCGGCGCGATGCTCTCAAACCTTGAAGGTATCGCTCGCCCCAGAGCTTGTAGTATTCGAGCACTAGGGGGTGGAACCGGTAGCCACGGGAGGTGACTTCCATGTACGCATCCAGTGCCTCGACCAGCTTGGACTCCTCCTCCCTGGGCAGGCCGGAGAACCTGTAAGGAGGAGGGTCGAGCTGTTGGTTGACCGTCTTGAAGACGGCTCGGGCTAGTAAACGCTCATCATTGTCAGACATTAGTTGTGGCTCGGGTTAGGAATGTGAACCGTGTCGCCGAAGGGGGCTTCCTGATTCGCATTGTTGTAGACGCACCAGATGGTGGGGAACTGCCAGGGGGCATCGGGGAAGCAACCCTCAAGATCGGTGAGGTAGACGCACACACGGGGGTTGATGTTGTGCTTGTGGATGTAGTCACCGATGGGTCGGAAGTCGGTACCGCCTCCACCCTTGGGCTTGAGCTTGATGGTGTCATTGCCGCCGAACTCCTCGACACGCTGCACCTTGGCGTCGCAGTGGATGACCGTGACGCGCTCGGGCTTGCACCGCTGGATGATCCCGTTCAGCTCGGTCTCGAAGGAGGCGAGCACGTCGGGCGCACCGTAGATGGAACCAGATGTGTCGAGGGCCACGACGATGTGACCGAGGGTCTCGTCGTGCAGGTCTGGGAAGATGATGTCATCGGGCAGGAACCGGCGATCGGGCTTGGCCCACGAGTAGTCGTTGGCCGACGTATTGTCGATGAAGCGATTGAGTACCTGCTCCCAGGGGACCACGGGGTTGACGAGCTTGTCGATGAGTGCCTCGATGCAGCTTGGTAGGGTGCCGCGCTGCATCTTGACAGCGGTGGCGGACTGCACAAGGCGACGCTCCCATTCGGACTGCATATCCTCGGCGGATACGTCCTCGGTACCGGCGGGTTTCTCGAACTCTCCCCAGCCGCCGTCCTGCTTGGAGCGGCCCTTGCCCTTGCCATTGCCCTCGCCGTCTCCATCGCCGGGGGGCTCGGGTGGAGGAGGCGGGATCTTGGCAAGGATCTGCTCGGCGGAGAGATCGTCGTAGTCGTGGTTGAGCAGTCCGCCATCGGTCAGCTTGAGCCGGTTGCAACCGACACCCTTGTTGTAGTTGTCGAGGAAGTTGTTGATCGCGTAGTCGCCAGCCATGT